GTGACATACGCTGCTTTATCGAATAGCTCCGATTTCATATTGTCGGTAATCTGCAGACAGAACGCTCGGATGTCCGGCGTCTTAGCGTATTGCTCGTCCGACATGTTCCACGACTGTTTCGCAGCGTTCACGTAAAGCACTACGTAATAATCGCAGTCGAACATGTGAGCGTAGGCTATCGTCTGCTTAACGTGTTTAGCGTCCGCCTCTCGCATCGAATAATGAGACGTCTTAGCTGGCGTTCCTTGCTTCGATTTAATCTCGAGTCCTACGCGGATTTGCTCGCCTGCGTCCGTTGTGTACGTCATGATGCCGTCGGGCGCTCCGTAGAGGTAGAATGTCTCACCGTTATGCTCGACGAGTTTATTCGTCTTGGCGAAGTCCTCGAACATCGGGCGACCTTGTGCGTCCCGTTCGAATTTGAAGCGCGGTGTGTTGCCGGTCAGTCGCTCGTAGTTGCGTTCGATGAACAGTAAATCACGCTGGATAATATCGCCTATTTTCGTGCCTATCGCCTGCCAGCGTCCTTGATGCGGTTGCTTACGGAATACGTCTTTCTTCGCACCCTTCGCCTTCATGTAGAGTTCACGCGGGCAACTGCCGAGCGACGACGGTGAGAAATACGGTTTCTTCGGGTAAACGTTCGGCGGGTCAGCGTACCATGCGTGAATCTGTGCGTCTAATGCGTTGTCATACGTTTCAGGTAGCGAGTAATGATCGTCCAATAATGCGATTAAGTCTGCCTCGATTTTTGCGGATAAGTCTGCGTATGTGTTCGTCAAATTATCGCCCCTCTTTCGTGTGTAATTGACTTGCGGACATTGCTGCGACATATCCGATTAGGAATCGTACTGCTAACGACTCGAATGATTCGTTCATTATACCGGATGCAACTGCGATGATTACGGTAATGATTATCGCAAAGAGTATTGCTAGTAACATTACTTTTAAAAACGTCATCTATTCGTCCTCCTTCGGATTGTCATTCGCCTTGCCCTTCGTATTAACCGTTATCTTAACGTCATTGTCGTTCTTCAAGTACAACGCCACTACTTTCGCAACCAATGCGAGCACCAACGTCTGCCAGTAGCCGATATCCAAGCCGTACTGCCCTGCGACATACCATACGATTAATGCGACGAATGGTGCGTAGATGAAGCCGATCATTCTGACTTCTCCGTTAATAGTTGTCGGATTGTTTCGAATAGCGAGCCGACGTTCCTGCGCGCCCACTCGGCACATTCGTAATTATCCTCGTATGCTCCGCCTTCTTCTTCGTCATCCTCACCGTAGAACTCCGTTTCTAATTCGTTTAATTCTTCGATTGTCATATCAACGTACCTCCTTCGCATATTCCACCGCATCTACGATTTCATCAGCGGACACCAAGCCGTTCAGTCGCGTTATTTCTACGCCGCTACGCTCAAACACGAGCACGGGCACTCCGGTGATGCCGTATTTATCGATTAGCTCCGGCTCAGCTACGATGTCGTGTTCGATGACGGTAGCGTGTTCCTCCGTTAGCTTGTCCGTGATGGACGCTATGCCGTACGTGAGGATAGCGCATGGTCGGCAGTTAGGTTTCGATAGCTTGCGGATAGTTATTTCGATTGGCTTCTGCGTCATATGAACGCCTCCTATAGTAGTTATATCGATTGTGGTCGGGGTAGTGCGGAGTTATTTAGCGAAATATTCTTCGGGTGAGTATTCGTCCATCCATCGTGTTTCTATTACGGTGTCAGTTACGAGGGGTACGCTTAGTTTTACGGTGTTCGCCATGACGTCACGGACTAATTCTATAGTTGCTGGCGTAACTTCCTCGATAGGAACGCTTATCTTGATTTCGTCGTGAATACTAGCGTTGAACTCCCAACCACGTTCGCGACATATTCGCGCTAGGCGATTTCCGTTCATTTTCAGAATGTCGGCACCTGTTCCCTGGATGACTGCGTTGAAGGCTGCGCGCTCCCAATACGCTATAAGTCCGCGTTTGTCAGCAAGTGGCGTAATTAATTTCGATAGTTCGGATAATCGCGCTTTGTCTTTCGGTGACTTTGACTTTTTGCCGTTTAATTGCTTACGTTCGATGTAGTACTGCATGAGGCGGTGTTCGTTGCGTTTAACTTCTGTAGCAACCGTTTTGTAATCGGGGAATCTACGCTTACGTCCGTAGAGTGTTTCGACGAATCCGAACTTTTGCATCCCTTCGCGTATTTCCGTTACCATCTGTGTGAACGACGGAAACTGTTCATCGAAGTTACGGAAGAATAGTTCCGCGACCGACTTATCGACGTTCATCTTCCGAGCGAAAGCGTCCGGTGTCTGCCCGTATGACTTAGCGAGTACTCCCGTTTTCATCATCGAACGAGGCTTAAATTTACCGGTCGGATCATACGCCTTATCTACGCAATATTCTTCGGATAGACCGAATACCTTTATCGCCATCGTCGTATATAAGTCAACGCCGTCTATGAAGATTTGACGCATTGAGTTGTCGCCATACTTTTCGTACATGATATGCGCTTGAATACGAGGTTCTATCTGTCCGAGGTCACTACCGATAAATAGGAAGCCTTCACGCGGAATGAATGCGTTACGGACTCGAATACCATCGCCTCTTGAAGGGATATTTTGAAGATTATTCCCGCGTTTCTCCTTACTGTTGTCCGCTATCAGTGTTTTGACAATTGCCAAGTAGTTATCATCCGTTATAGCCAAGTCGCTACCTCCTTACTACGCCCACTATATGCGCTAGACGAATAACGCCCCGTACTCGTACCGCCCGCTTTAAAATTTGAATGTAATCGCCCATCGACTTCTATTACGCTACCTTCTCGGTCAATACCAAGCATTGGACGTATATAAGTCGTTAACAACTTCGTATATTCCGCAACTGTCGCCAGTGGTTCTAACGTTGGTTCGTCTTTGTAATAGTAATCGAGCACATCTGCAGCGGTTGAGCGCTTCTTCGCCCTATCGACTAAATACGTTTTATCTGCGATACCTAAATGATCGTAGATTAAGTAGCCGATGTGATTCCCGTTAGTAATCGAGAATTCCGTGATTTCTTGCGGAGCATTATCTGCTATCGGTGCTGCTAACTCGGATAATTCACGCTCGTACTTCGCAAGCGCTTCGACCTCACCCGTATACTTCTTCGTATGTGTTTTCTTCGTCGCTTCTAGTTCCGCGATAGTTATCCGCTTGCTAGCGATTTGTTCGTTCTTTTTGTCGATTCTACTTTGTTGTACCGACTGCCACTTCGCAATTTTATTAGCGTTAATCGTTCGGTCCATCTTGCGAATGAAGTCGGCATCTATTTTATACGTTTCAAACACGCGTCTTTCCGCTTCCTTTACCTTAACGCTATACTCGCGTTCCAAGTCACGTAGTAAATCGAAGTCCAATCGGAATCCACTACGTTCTAAGAAAACGTCTGTTTCAGGCAAGTCTTTATCGACTGTAGCGTAACATTCAAGTAAACGGTCTGTTTTCGCCATTATTTCGAATTGCCACTCGAATAATTTCCATCCATATTTAACGTCGTTGATTGCGTAAATGCCGACCAACAACGTATTAAACGGTGCTGGCGAACGATTTCCGAATAAGTCATCGAAGGAATAGACATCGTCTTCAATTCCGTAATGCTTACCGTACTTTTGCGTGAGTGGTTTTAACCCGTACGCTTCTTCGTGTTCGTTCATTAAGTTCATAGCGTCGAGCGTGTCCCATACGACACCTCTCAGCGAATAACCATCGTTTTCAGCTACGTGCATATCGTAACGTGGTGCGCCCATGTGGAACGTCTTACCTTCGGTATGTGCGGTTAAGTAAGGCTTAATTGCAGCGATGGCTTTCGATCGTGTTAACTGCGGGTCGCCTTTCTGAAACGCGCTAGGAACGTCAAAGCCGTCAACGTGTCCGTAAGCTAGGTAGTAGCCTTCGTTTAGTAGCGGTAGCCATATCGAGAAACCGATAGTTAAGTCGATATACGAGTCGATGCCAGTACCCTCGAAGTCGCCCGCTGTCATGGACTTAACGCCGAGTATATCGAATCTGTCCGTCCATTCTTTGCGTTGTAGCGCGACTTCTTCCCGTACTCTTTTTACGAACGATGGAAGCTCCGAATCGTCCGTGAGTATGTGGTAGTTGTCCGGCTTATTTTCGATAGTTTCGCGGATTCTACTTTCGCGTAATCTCTCTTTACTTTCGCCGATTATCGCTCTACCAATCTGCAACGCCTCGCCTTTCGTTAGCTTGCCGTCTTTGATACGACTTACCTCGCCCGCTTTAAATGCACGATAAGCTGCGTCGAACTCCTTACGTTCTTTATCGGTGAACTTCGATTGTGATACGCGAATCCAAGCGTCCTCTAGCGTTTCAGTCGCCTTTGTCTTGCGTTCGGCTGCGGCTTGGAGGGCGTCCGTTGCCCCCGTTTGCCTAGCCGTGTTCAGCGTGAGTTTTAGTTCCGTCATATACGTCAGCCCTCCCGTTAGCAATCGTTATTTTCGTAAGTCTAGGCGTGATTCAGCGAATACTATCGGCTCAACCGAATCGCTACCGTGTCTGTTGGCGGAATCTCCGCGAGATTTAACGTATACAGTGAATCCGTAAGATACTACCTCGGTCACTTCGCCGATGTCTCCGCTCATGTTTACCGAACATAACACGTTATCTCTTGTGACACGCACAATATCGCCCTTGCGGTACTCATTCGGCTTACGTCCTGCTTGCGTGAATACTGCGTTACGTTCAGCGGACACCTTCGCCTCTGCTACTTCTGCGTCGGTTGCTTTGCGTAGATTTTTAACGCCCATACTTCGTATAGGTGAATCTCCGAAAAATATTACGTCAAACCTAACTCCGTCCATCGCCCACTTTTTCGTTAATTCTACGATAGTTCCGTCGTACTTTAAGCTGTAGCCTTCAATTACCGCATAATCTCCGACTTTCAACGTCTCGGCTTTCGGCTCATATACGAGTACCGTTTCGGTTGTGCGTCGCAATGCCTGGCGGTATAAATCGAATATGTCTCCGTCTCTGTCCGCAATCTGAACGCCTTCTAATACTTCGTATGTTTTTCCAATATCGAAACAATCTCCGCCAGTATCGCTCAGAATTACAACGTCACCCGTTTGCGCCTTGCGGTCGACAAGCGTGTAGGCAACGCCGTTGTGCGTAATTTCCTTCGACGGCTCGTCCGACTTAACTCCAAACTTCTGCGTAATATCGTACAACTCTTGCGGAGTACCTTCGATGATCGTGCCGTCTGCTAATGTTAATTTCGCCAATTATAACGCCTCCATTTTCGATTATAGTGTCGTAGGTAATTCCGTCCATTTCTCCGCTACTTCGTCAACCCTCGTCCAGTACTCGCCTATGCACCGATTCTCGACTAGGAATACGACGCCATTAGCTACGCCGATAAAGACGTCACAATCGTTCTTATCGTAAATCTGACCGTTGTTCTTCTTCGCCTTTAATACGTAATAGTCGACGCTATCTTTCGTGCGTTGCACCAACGTCTTTATCTGAACGCGTACTATTCGATTGTCGCCTCGTTTGGTTACCGCCAGGTCATACGGTTCGGGAACGATAGGTTCCAAAACCGAGTAACCGTGCGCAAGTAACGCTGTCTGCGCCAACAGTTCGCTATGACGACCGATGCTCGCTGTTGTAAGCGCCTGTGCGATAGTCATAGTGCTACGCTCTTATAGAAGTCAGAGTATTGTTGAACGAAATCATACCGTTCATGATATTTATCGTAGATTGAGTCTACCCCGATAGCTATTACTCGTTGGTTGACGAAGTGGCTCGGAACTACTAACTCTTTTTCTACCTCACCATTTTCGTCAAGCGCAATCAGTACGTATATATCGCACGTTGGATTCTTTTTAGATAAGTTGAATGTGTGTGTTTTGAAGCCTTTGTTATAGTAGATATTCGCTGATTTGACGTCTATTTTAACGGCACTATTTACTAGTAAGTCGTATGGATGTTTGGTTGTCATTCTTTCTACTTCATAACCGATGGATTCTAACTTTAAAGCTACTACCTTTTCGAATTTATTTCCGGTAGTGGTTGTGCCGCTTTTTAACGGTATACCTAAATCCTCGGACCACCCTGAATACCCTTTAGACTTGCCTATCCTTGTGTGCAGTCGACCTCGCCCGATGTCACGTAATTCAGATGTAGTAGGCATCCTCGATAATCCGAGGATACTTATACTATCTAATATTTCTTCTCTGATAACTTCTTCTGTAATACCGCTCAAAGAAACATCTCCCTTCTTATTAGCAATTCTAGAATGGCAATTCCTCTTCGGGTACTTGCGTATTGTCAACCGGAGTATCGGCAGGCGTAGTTGTTAACGTAGCGACATACGCTTTGTCTAACTTAGCTTCGTCCGATGCGTTCTGTAATATTTCTGCGATGTCCGTTTCCTCACGGAAGTTTGCAAGTTCTTCGTAACCGTAGTCGACTCCGATAAACGCCTTCGCTTCTTCGAGTTGTTCATCCGATGAATCGCCCGACTCTAATGCGAATGACTTGTCGACTTGTTTAATGTGCACCGCCTCACCTACGATAGAGTAGTCGGCTTGTTTCGTAGCCTTACGCATTGCCTTCTCTAACTTGTCGTAGTCAGCGATGATGTTATTGATATGGAATTCGGCAGTATCGATTACTCGGTACGTTTTGTATTCGAGGTCATACACCGGAATCATTGCGTACATTTTACGTTTAGCGCCTGCTTTACACGAAGGGCATACGTCTTTGCCAGGTCGGAAGTATTTCGATATATCTGCTCCCGCTTCTTTCGGTGAGTGTAGGCACGTATGCTTACGGAAGTGGTGCGTAGTCTTACCGTTGAACGTTTTATCTTCGTGGACGAAATAGAAGAACCAGTTATCCGGATCGGCTAATACGATGAACGTGCGACCGTCCTTATTGACTTCGCCGAAGCTACCCATCTTAACGTAGCGTGTAACCCCGTCCGGAAATTCGCTTCCTCCGTTTGCTGCTGCGTCACGTTGTGCCTCACGTTGTTTTAAAGTATCTCGAATACTCAAATAAATCGCTCCCTTTTCGTTGGTTTATTTTCAAGCGCTGGATTACGGCGGAAGTTGCGCTGACTCCGCCTTGAATACGTTAGCTACACGTACTCTTCGTCCCAACGCCCGCTACTACGGACAACCGACCGCGGTGCCCCCATCGCCACCCTAAACGGTTCCGAATACCGTAATACCCGTGTGTTAAGGCGATTTTAGGACTCGGTTGTCACGTAGTAGCCGACGTTGGTTGCCGGCTTGTTGCGTTAATTATTATTCGCTAACCATTCATCGAGTTTTCCGCGAAGGTAGAAGTATCTATCTACGCTTAATTCGCCTCTTTTCGATTTCAGGAATAACGCTTGTTTATATGCGTGGATTACTTCGTTATACGTCCTCATTACGCTGTCACCTCCGGTTGTAGAAACGCTTGCGCTTCTCGTTTTGTGCGTTCGAACTCCGCTTGCAACTCGCTGATAGCCGAACCGATTTCGTCGAACAGTCCGAGCGCTACGTCGATATTCGATTGAATACGCGCTTGTGTGTTCGGATTCTTAGCGCGTGCTTTGTTCAACGTTAGTTGCGCTATTTCGATTTGTACGAGTGCTTGGCGTTCAGCTAACGTACGGAACTCACGAGTGAATTGACGTTGCGCTTTCGTTAGTTCGCGTCTGATTGTTGCGCGAACCTTAGACATCACCGTAGATTCCGAATGTTTAGCGCTTTCTTCTATAGAAAACGTTACCTCCTCAGAAGGTTCTACGTCATCCATTCCGTAGACTGTTACGATAACATCCTTATTTTTATCGAGGACTAACCTCGTTCTAGTATTCGGATGGTCGAAAATCCTGCCGTTACCCTTATCGCCTACGTAAGTTGCCGTCTGCATTAACGTCTTTAACCAGTTACTTACTTGCGTCTTAGCTTGTTCTTGCGGAGATTTAAGTCGCTCTAATGCGCGCTCTATAGCGTGATTAGTCGTATATACTGTCATCCGACGCGCACCGCCTTTATCGGGTTGTTTAAGTAATCCGCCGGATCATCGTCTTGGTCAAGCGCTCCGTTGTAATCGTAGTCCGCTTGGTGACGTCCTGTATATGTTGGAAATAATTGCGTGTATAATTCGTCGTTATTTCGTGTATAATAGTTAGTATCGAATGACATTTCGATCGACCTCCGTTTATTTTCGTTTTATTTTTATAAAAAAGTGAATCTTTATTCAATAACGTGCGTATACTATAGTAATCACGTTTCAAAACATTGACTATAGTTGATAATTTGTGAGGTTTGTTATACAATAACGTTTGAAGGCATAGTGAAAGAGACCTTCATATACTTATACTGCTAAAGCGAAATATTGTGCTTGGCATTCGGTTCTAAATCTCTGAATGAAAATGCGATGACTGCGTGCTTGTCCTCCAAATACACTCGCCAAAGTGTTGGATAACTCGCTATCATTAGTACTTCCATTCGCCCAGGAGTTAAGAATCAAATTACGTTTGCGGTCACCCTTCGCCAAAAGGGCGATCGCTTCTTTTATTTCTAATACCGATTCAACGTTCGCCAAAACGTCTGTCGGTTCAAAATTGCCAGCGGTGTCATCGTCAGTCATTTCTTCTACTGACCGATACCTTTCAAACTTGGTTCGTTTCAAGTGTCTTGCAGCGGCTCGGTTGATATACATTCTTGCCATCGCTGTTACTGACTTGACATTACCCTTTGCTAACTCTTTTCCGATGTTAACGAAACAAGTATGTTCGAATGAGGTAACATCGGGGAGCCTCTGCCAAATCGTGTTAGAGGTTTGTTCAACCAATTTTACGACCGACTTGTGTTGCATGGCTAATTCAATAAATATTAAGTTTTGTTCTTTGACCACTTTCATTCCTCCGATTAAGTTGTATTTTTTGTCCTATACTATAGAAGGGGACGGGTGTTACATGAACTGCAACATTAATTTAAAAACTTTTTCAAAACTATTTTAATAGTTTGGTAAAGTGTTATAATAGTTACTATACATAGAAAGTTTGAGAAAGTCAAACCATTATACCCATCATTTGGTAGGAGGAAAGTCTCATGTTTAGTTTTCAACCATTACGTACATATCTCGAAAGTAACGGTCAGTCGGTCAAATGGCTCATGCGGGAGGTCGGATTCTCTACGAATGTCGCGGTTGCTCTCAACAACGATCAGCCGGTCAAACTCGAAATCATCGCGGACATCTGCCGTTACCTCGAATTACCAATCGAAAAGGTCGTAATAATAACGTTAGACTAGGCGCCGTAACTGGCGTCTTTTTTTATTCGCCATTAAATGGTAAAATAATCTTCGGAGGTGGCGGACATCGACGTTCAATTACGCTGTCTACTCCGCGACCGACGTCGAGCACAAGGCGTTTCACAACGTCAACTCGAAGTAATGACAGGCATACCACGTTCGCGAATCTCCGTTTATGAAAGCGGAAAGGTCGCAATGTCCCTCGAGACTGCCGTTAAATTTGCGCTTATCTTAAATTGCTCATTAGACGACTTGTTCGAATATGAACGAAAATAAGTCGGTCGCAGACGGTAGCGTGGCCGTCTATATCGTGGTTATGCTTCGACGAAACCGAACGTATGTTACCGTCTAGTCTACCACTATTTTCTAACGCTGTCTAATATTATCTGACTATTTAAACGTGGTAATTTATAGCAATTGTCGAATAATCGGTATCTTGACCGACGACTCCGCCAGCCTACGTAATACCTCCGGTCCTCTCTCCGTTAATATCGCGTTCGCGTCCTTCTCTATTAGACTACCGTAATTAATCGTAGCTAAACGTTCATTACGTAATATCTCGACTGCTTGCTCGTTAAACCTTACACCCGCCTTATCGTTGTCGCCCGCCAGTATGATCGATGTATACGGTAGTGTTCGTATGATGTCGGCTTGTTTACGATTGAACGCTACGCCACCGACTGCTACTGCGTTATAGCCTGCGGTCTGCCACGATAAAGCGTCTATCTCCGCCTCGCATACGATTAGATTGCCGTTCCCCTTTACGTTATGTGCGCCATAAACGAGTTGGCGTATCGGATAGCCCCCACGTTCGTAAAAGAACGTCTTGCCTCGCGTCGCACGATATTTAACGTTGGCTAGGCGGCCGTCCGGCAGATACCACGGTATGCCTACGAATCCTTTGTAACGCGACTTGCCTACGCCTGCTTGCGCCTGGACGTCTGCGCTGATGCCTCGTTTAGTCAAGTAAGGCGACGTCAACGGCTCGATGGTGTTCCCGTCAAGCGGTCGGAAGCTCTTACGTTCTTTCAGCGGAGGCACGATCAGCTTCGCCCGTTCGGTATTGTCGCCAAGTCCGTAGGTTTCTTCGAGGTACTCTTCCGTTTCCTCGTACGACTCATTGCGGAGGAACGCGAGTAGTTTCGTAAAGTTGCCGGAAGCCCAATCGCTAGTAAACGCCCCACTATCCGACCAACAACCCGCATACTCTCCGTCTAGTGATACGAAAAATGATGGTGTTCTATCTTCGCGAAAGGGCGAAGCTGCGATTAGCTTGTCTGCGTTGGGCTTAACGGCTGTCCATTCGAAAGCATCGAGTTCGCTCCGGATGTCTACGTTTAGCGGTTGACCGCGTACGGTGATTATCGGCATGGTTACGTCCTCCTTTTACTACACAATAAATATGGTAAACAATCGGTAGGTTTTTGCGACGCTATATCTACGAACTGTGCCTTAATTAATCTTTAATCTCTATAAAACACTCCTTTAAATCCTCCAAAGTGATTTCTAACCAACCATATTCATCACTTTCTAAACGTACTTCACTCATGTGCGAAATTTCGCTTAAATCCCAAACAGAATCGATAGGAACAAGGAAGCTTTCATTTTCTACAAGGACTTCATGTTCATCGTATTTGTCCACAACGAATCCCTTGATACATTTAAATTCTTTTTCCATTCCAACATCTCCCTTTGCTACAGAATTTGTTTCTACTACGTCGTTATCAACGATTTCACAGACTAGATGGTGCGTAACCTAAAACCCGAAGTCCGCACCGTTTACCTCCGCTTCCTTCACGATACCAACTTGCGGTATATAAAGTATTTCCACCGAAGTCCCCTCGCCACCGTCACGTCCTTTATTAATGCCGATAAGTCCGCGACCTTGTAAGTAATCGGTATCGACAGCTATTAACATCGACGCATCCTCGAGCAACGCCTTCGTTTTCTTTACGGCTTCACGTTGCGGTAGCTCTAGTTCGCGTTGTCCTTCTTCGTCTGCCGTTACTTTCGTTTCCTCTGCTTGTGTAATCGGTAGACAAACGACTTGTCTGCGTCCTACTAAACTACGTAACTTCTTCGATGTCTCCGCCGCGTCACCGCCCGCCGTCTTGGACGTATTTTTCTCGTAGTCTAAATAATAGAACGGATCGATTACGACGACATCCGCTTTCGTCTGCAGAATGTCCGCTTCTAACTGGCGTAATGTCCTAGCGTTAAAGTCCTCGTCGTCGACGCCTCGCACCGTTACATTGCCCGATATAGACGTATTGAGCGTCGCTAGAAACTCGCGGAAGGCTGTCTCGAATTCCTCCGACATCTTACCTTGTCGTACGTCTGTTGCGTCGAAGCCTGCGCTCATATCGATACCACCTACGTTTAAATTCGTTATACCGATGTCCGCCGATAAGCTGACGTAGGCACGTACCAATACCTCGTATGTCGCCATTTCCATCGCCCATATCAGAACGTTCGCTCCTTGTGTCGCCATATATAGCGCGTCCTCTAACGCAATGACCGACTTACCTCGGCCCGACTTTCCGTATATCGTATAGATGTTACCGCTGACATACGAACCGATGACGCTGAACTTGCTGCGCCACATACGAAATGATTCGCCAGCTTTCCTGCGTTCGTACTCCGCTAGAAATTTCGACGTATCTAGCTTTAAATCCGTTCCCACTTTTTCACGAACGTCTGTTCCTATCTTAATCCCTTCTAGGCGTTCTGTCAACGTGTCGAAAAACGTCGGCATGTCGTCTCGGCTCTCGTTGAAAAGGCGCGCCAGCTCTCCGTTATTCACGAATTCCGAGAATTGTGCGTCCGCCGAATCGTTGAACAAACGGCGTGTTAAATATTCGTACGACTCTCCGACTTGTGGCGTATAGAAGAAGCCGGGTGCTTCCTCCGTCACGGACGCGTAGCTTGGCGCTTGTCCGCGGTTAGTCGCTGCGTAATCCTTGATGAATCGGTAGGCTTTGCGTTCGGCGTCCGTTGTGAAATGCGACTCGCTTACGTTGTGCCGATCGAGTGCGCTGACGTCGTTGTTATCGATGACTTTCGATAGTAGTAGTATTCCGTAGTTGCTCATTCGTCAGGCCCCTTTCGGTTTATAATACGTTCAACTAAACCGCCTATTAAATACGTGAAGATTACTAACGCAAATAGCGAAATAGCTATTATCGGAGGGTTTATTACTAATGTAAAAACCGCCGTTCCGACTAACGCTAATACTAAAACGCCGACTATCCCTCTTGCGAACCTTTCGACTACCTTATCTAAGTTCATCCGCTTACCTCCTTATAGTGCATCTCAACTTCGTCCTGCTTACGAAGGTGCTTATCGACTTCTTCTACCGCATATGCAACCGCTTTTGCTAATCCGTTAATTCCGTCATACGTTCTATAACGAGAGTGCCATCCGTGATTCAGTAAAGGACGAAAGCCAAATACGTTTTTCTTCGGGCTGTAAATTCCGATTGTGTAATCCGAACATATCGGTTCTACAAAGTACAGATACGTCCTGCCACTCTTTCCGGTAGTTTCGATTAGCTTCTTGCCGAATTGTTTCGTCATACTCCGCTTACCTCCTTCAATTTCGCAATCACGTCCGTAAATCTCACCGCATAGTCCTCGTCCGTTCCGCAGATGTCAATGACGGTCTTTAGCGTCAGTAATTCGTCGAGCAGTCCGTCGATTTCCTGCTGTTTTGTCAGTTGCTTGCGTTGGCTCACCGCTGGCTTGTTTACGTCGATTATCACCGTTAGCCAGTCCGCCTTGTAGACCGGAGGCGGTGCCGTCATGCCTTGAAGGAATTCGTGCGACCCGTCCGCCTTACATACGACGGAAATATCGGACTGCTCGCCGATGATATATCCGCTGTCTCCGTATACGCACGTTAAATCGTAAAGCACTTCGCAGTATTCGTAATCCGGTTCGTAGTGATACTCGACAGTGTACGCGTCAACTGCGAATAGGTGGTCGCCGTAGCCGTTAGCACGTACGATGTCTCCGTAGCTTGCGATAGGTGTGATTGCGTGTTTCATAGCGTTAGCCCTCCGTTTCTTTATTTACGTTGAACTCGAACTATTTCGATTTTATCCGGTATGCGTTCCTTAGCTACTTCGATGGCTTCCTCTTTCGTATCGGCATCGACAGTAACCGCCCATAAACCTCCGAACCTGACTTCGTACACAATTTCCCACTTCATGTTATCCGCCCTTTCGCCCTATCGTTTCCCACGCTTACTCTTACCTTCGTAGTGGAACACACCGCACTGATCGCGCATCCTATCCGCTAGTCTCGTATCAAATACGTCTATCATGTCGTATGGCTTATTCGCCATAGCTCTATCCTCTAACTTCACCGGTGATATTAACGGAAGGTTGGACGTGTAAATCGTTGGCAATCCGTTACTAACTCGGTAGTTAATAATCGCGTGTAAGTCCTGCCTGAAGCCGTCCGACGCTGACCTTACGCCAATATCATCGAGGACAACGAACGGAGTATGTCGAGCTAGCTCCATCTGTGCGTAAAACTTACGGCTGTTATCCTCGGCTACTTCTTTCGGAATTCCCTGACGTGTGAAACCGGTATAAAGCTCTTGCCAGTTATTGACGTCTAAAAAGTAAGCCGGACGTTGTATCGGTTGAATACCGCGCTTTAACGAGCCGATATAGTGTGCGATGATGTACTCCGATATAAGAGCCGCGGCAGTACTCGTTTTTCCAGTGCCGGGACTCTCCGACCACAGATACCACGATTTAATTCGTTTGCTATCTGCGTCAAACTGTCGTTCGAATGTCGCTACGTAATCGGTTAAAGTGCCGTAAATCTTCGACTGTTCCGTACGTGCTGGAGATGTTGCGAGCGTGATGTCACGGTATTCGGACGGCACTTTCGCAGCGCCAAGTCGTCCGCCCTTTCCGTTTAAGCCTTCGAGTGCAATCCGATGCTGGCACGTCGCTAGGCAAGTCGAACAGCCTCCGCGTTTGTGTGCGTCTAGTAAACATTTACGCGTCATTAAAGCGCCTCCGTTCCGTTATATATGCGTTCACCTACGATGTTTATCTTCGCTCTACAACACCGCGTTACACGATAATGGTGATCCCGTAACAATCGCTTTCCCCAAGCCTCCTCCTCTTTTCCGCACTCACAACATGAGTATACTACTGCTAGACCGACTTGGTTTGTTTTCGTGGAGCCTACGCCATACTTTCGAAGTTCCGATTCGAAATGCGGATTACCATCGGCATTAGGCTCGTCTTTTACGTGTAAAGCATAATGAACGCATTCGTGATATAACGTATCAATAATTACGTCATTGGCTCCGTACTGTAAGAGGAATCCAGCTAGTTCGATTCTATTCGGCTTATCGTCAAAAGTCGAAATGTACCGTCCCATTGATATTCGAAGCCTACCGTTAATCTTAATCGGTATCTCTAGCGATAAATCATAGTTTTTCCGTAGAAAGTCCGTTGCTAATTGCGTTAGTTGTTCGATATTCATCCCGCTACCTCCTAAAGCCAATCGGCTAATTTATCGATATTATCGTTGTCACTCGCCTTGACCGCTTGCTCGCCGGATGCTTTGCGTAGTGACTCCGCTTGTAACCGTTGTAGTACGTTCTTGCGATACGACCACATGAATCCGAAATTAGTGCCGGGATAATCTCGTGTCGGCGTGTACTCCGCAAAGCATACGTCGATGAACGCCTTGATTAGCGCCTTGTCATGCGTACCAGGCTTGCGTGCTGTTCCGATAGCACCGCCGATCATTCCTCGTTCCGTCGACCAACCGCGAAACGGCACGTAGTCGACTCCGAATATCCGCTTGTGTTCTGCGCTGAGGTAATCGGTGAAGTGCTTCGTGTTCCACTTTTCGACGGGCAGTTCCGTATAGTGTTTCGTCATTATGCGTCCTCCTCTCCGTATAGATACTTCGAAATATCTACGTACAATGCCGTATCGTATAAGTGAACGTCGTCCATAACATCGTGGGCTTCCGTTAGTAGAGATTCCACGTTAGACAACTTCGTCTGTAATCGTTCAACCTCCGCAATAGTGCGAGCACTTCCTTTTCGCTCACCTTCGAGCTGTCGGTCGCGTTGACGTAATAGTGCTCGCAATTCTTCTACCGTAAAATTATCCTAGTTGCTCATCCGTTATCGCCCCCTTCGCCACTCTAAACGCATCCCCTAACGAGTCAACTTCGCCATCTACTATTTCGAGTAAAGCGCTTCGGTAACCGTTACTTTCCGCTTGTAATCGCTCGACCTCCGCCAGTAACTTCGGAATGTCTGTACGTGCGTTTGCGATGAAGTCTGCGTCGTTTAATCTCGAATATTCTCCCGAAAAGATACCTCCGTCTTTATTTACAATTAAACGTTCATCCGCAGTATGCGCCGTATACCACGGACCTTCCGTTGCTTGCTCCGCTCGTTTGCGGATTGCTTCGAGTTCTTGCGTTGTTAGTCGTTTCATTATGCGTTGACACCTCCGATTTTGATTTCGAGTAGGTCGAGCGTTTCTACGATACCTTGGCGTCTACCCTCGAATAGATGCGTTGTGTAAGGCGTCGAAGCGTATTCATCGCCGTTTCTAATGTAATACTCGCGTATCTTTTCCTCCGGTGACTTTTCGACTTCGTAGCCGATTAAAAGGGCCTTCGATAATTCCTCGATATCCAACTTTTGTAGCGGTGCATATATTCCAACTAATCCGTTAGAGGAGTGGACATTCAACGTGAGACTTACCGGAATGTTACTACGTACAATATGTTCGATTGCCCCCGCTACTTCCTTCGATACTATTACCTTTTCGTTTGTCATGCGTCATTCCTCCGTTTCTTATGTGCGTTTGTTCCGGTGCCACCCGTATATTATTTAAGTTCCTTCGTTCCTATAGTATTATAGCGACGTCTTTTAGAGTTTGCGATATAAGTTATTATCGAACATCACGCAACGAGCGATAGCGAAGTTGCAATGTCTTGAACTTATTCGTTTGCAATATATAGTTTAGTTATAAGTGAGTATAGATAAAGTGAGTTTAGTTTATCTGCCATTTACGACGTATCCGTTCTGCCATTTTGGTACTAACGGTTCTGCCATTTACGCACTATCTTCGCTGTCCGGCACGTCCAGTAAAGCGTACTGATTAGACGTCTTAAAGCCGTTCCTATCCGTTCGATTGATAATCTCGATATAGCCTGCGTCACGTAACGCTAACAATGATCGGTGTGCTACCCTCGTACTGCAGCGCGCCTTCTTAGCGATTGTTTCTACACTAGGGTACGATAGCTTCGTATCATTGTCCGCATACATACAGAGGATAGCGTATACGGCTAGTTCGACTGGCTTCGTTAGCTTCGATGTATCGTCGAGTACTCTACGTGTGACTTGCGTGAATCTGCGCTTTCTGAAATCGATTACTGTACGGTTATCCGCCTTCACTTCTCCGTACCACCCTTCGGACTTCTAAACGTCCACACAGCAAGCCCCGCGCCAATTAGCGTCATGTATATTAGGTATAACACCGTTCCGTATGCCGTCATTGTCTCCGCCCCTTTCCGTATTTTTGCTTATACTTACGAAGGGGACGCCACCTGCCGAAATTGCAACATCGTAATTAAAACTTTTTCGAAACGTCCGCCTATACTACATATATCGCATGGCATCGGAAAGTGCGGAGGTTTTTCCGCAAATAAAAAAGCCCCACGCAATTAAGCGTAGAGCCTTTGGTTGTTATCGTTTAATTTTATATCCGCCTGTCACTTTGCCTTCCGCTACAATATCGTCATTGGTTGCGGAGCGATAGTCGACTAGCGCCGTTTCCGGTAATGCGTCCTGTACGAGCTTGCCTGCGGTAGTAGCGAACGATTCTTTTTCGCTTTCGCTAGACGCTGCCCAAGTCGCTTCATCGACATATACGTTCACTTTATAGTGATTCGTCACATACTCGATTTTAGCGTCTGTTACGGCGCCTTCCGTTGTTTCTATAAGATACGCTTTCGTTTCGTCGAAGCCAGCGATAGCCTCGTCTATCTCTGCGAGTTTCTTTTCACGTTCGGATTTCTCCGCAGCTTCTTTCTCGTCCTTCTTCGCCTGTGACGCCTCTTTCAACGCAGTTACTTGCGCTTCCTTTTCCGCTTCTTCCGCTGCGCGTTCTTCGTCAGACGGCGAGAATACCACGGCTAATATAACGAATACAATTATCGCGTAGAACCACCAACGCGTATAGAACGGTTTCTTCGTTTTCATATCGTTGACCTCCGTTTATTTACTTATACCTAAATATGCCGTAAATTACCAACGTTGTCAACGACTAGAGTAGGGTTATCGGTATTTACGTAACTTATCCGCAACTTCTTCCGGCGATAGATGTAGATATCGCGCAGTCACTCCGAAATCGCTATGACCTAATGCTTTCGATACTAACGCTAAATCTCCGCCACTTCGATTATAAATATCCTTGGCGAATCCTCTTCGAAGGGCATGCGGACTCATGTTCTTCAAACCGTATTTCCGTTTATACAGATTTAACCTTTTGCCGATATTATTGGAAGTAAATGACGTCGCTATCTTCGTTCCTTGTCGCGTCATAAATACAAACGAATTATGCTCGTTATGTATTTTTCGGACTATCTGATTGTGCGAAATCAGCGTCTTTAAGAGCTTTCCGAGTCGTTCGTCGAACGGTAGTACGATGGATTCTCGATTCTTCAAAAGCGCACCTTCGAGTCGGATCGTCCGAGTTTCTAAATCGATATGACGTTCCTCTAAAACGGAGACCGAACCTAAGCGTAATCCCGTTTGATACATTAGCAATACTGCGGTTGCATCCCGAAGCTGTACGTAATCACTTAAATCTAGTAAGCGTAGTAGTGCGTATATATCTTCCTCTTCGGTGCCTTCCTTTACTGGCGTATCGACTTTAATCGTAATCTGACGCCAAAATCTAGCGCTAATCCACGAGTTATCGGCGCATCTTTCGAAGAAAGCCTTGATACATTTAAGACGCGTTAACTTCGTTTGTGGGCTGACGTCCATTGAAGCGAGCCATTCGTATACGTGCGTAGCCTTAGCGTCACCTAACATCTTAACTTCCGTCGTCTTAATGAAATGCTTAACGTGTAACTCGTAGTCACTAATCGTACGAGGACGTAGACCTGACGTCTGCATTTGCGTTATTACGATTTCTAACGCTCGTTCAATCGGCATACCTATAGTTACCGCTTTAGTAGATTTCTTGCGTCCTTTTGCTCCGCGTTCACTTTCCGTTGCACTCCCGAATAAATCCGATAAATCTTCGTCAACGTGTAACGCTGGATTCCGTTTTGTTGCCATAAAAAATAACCTCCTATTACGTATTAGTACGTCGGTCTATCGAGCATAAGTCCGAATTACAGACCGTCTCAATGACCGAAGCCTTTTACGCAATAGAAGGTTGATATACCGCGTTTTATACCGCGGTTTTGTACGTCCCAGGAGAGATTCGAACTCCCGACCGACGCCTTAGAAGGGCGTTATCAACGTTGATTCTATCGCATACAGATACGGTCAATGTACGGTCTTTTATGACCGACGTCTTATACGTAGTTTAGCGTATTTTTTATGCGTGTACAAGCGTTATTATAAGAAACTCGTTACGTCAAATTCTGCCTCCGTTTCCATTTTCGTTATGAGTTGCGGTGGTCTAGCGGGCATAAGTTGCGACATATCCCGTTCAATCAGCCGTTTGATGTACTTACTGAACTCGCCATGCTCCGTCTTGCTTGCGTGTGCATACAGACGACTCTCGTAGCCATCGCGAAGGTTAAAGCTGACCTGACCGATTTTACGCGTCATACATACGTCCGCCTTGCGATTTCGTAATAGCCGATTGCATTGGCGTAGAGTGGCGTAACACACATCGTTTGAGCGTGCGTATAATGCGTTCTAAGGTGCGGTAGCATTTCGGAAGCTATTTCCCCACAAACGTATACCGCGTCGCTCCTGCGCCATTTTAACGCTGTTGTAGCGCGTATGATACCGCGTGCATTCGTAGCGATGTCGTGCTTGTCGTCTACCGTCTCCATTCCGAAGTTGAACGTACTGGACGCCGTATTGACGTGTCGCATATCGGAGATAGTTGCGCAGTTGACCGTACCGCTACCTACGTCGATTATCCGTACAAGCCCTTTCGTAGGGTTCGACCATATCGCCGCACTTCCTTCCGCAGCTACTCCGACTTCTTCTATTGTAATGCGTCGATGCTTACCGTTCACCTTGACGTCATGTGTGCCGAGTAACAACGCCTGTAGCTTCGACTTCTCCGTTGGCTTGTGCGCGATAATCGGCTGACCTGTGACGATGGCTACCGGTTGACCTCCGCAGTCATACTTCGTCTGATAGCGGTAAATAGCGAGTAGCACGCGTACTAACGTATCGTCATGCGCCTTTGAGTCGCCGAACATCGATAAACCACCGAACTGATCCTCGACTGCTGCGATAGAGCCAGCGTAGCCCTTACGTCCATTTACCTCGAATTCCATATCGTCGTCACCGTATCGCTCCGCTATGTCACGCTCGAACCAATCGCATATAGCGGTACGGTACGTGTCTAATCCGTGAGGTCCAGCGGTTTTAGCGTTATAGTTGCCGGCATCTACGCCTAGTATTAATCTACGCATGAAGCACCTCCGTTAGAACTTCGTCATACAATCGTAATACTTGCGTGATTTTAGGTAATACTAGTGTCATACCGCATTCCCCACTTCGCGAAGAATATCGAGGAACAACGGCGATAACTGTATCAACACGTAGCCTAGTCCGGCATTCATAATCATCGACCACGCCTTTTCGCTGTTACCGAACATGAAGAAGAAACACGCGCCTATCATGATGACGCTGGCTATCGGAAAGCTTATCGCTACTAAAATCTGAATAACGGGATCGAGTACATTTGCGAGGGTTTCGAGCGACTTGTCGGCGATAAAGCCAACGGGTATCATTTCGGGTGAGTATACAGGTGTAGGTACGATTGTGGGCGCTTGTGTGAGTACGTTGACTGGTTCGATGACTGGCGCGGTTACGGTTACGAGTTCAGGCGTAGATGTCAATCGGTGGAACACTAACGGTGCGCCGACTGCCACCGGAATCAATGACGCTGCAGCTACCGTTCCTTTCGTTGCGTACTTATCTAACTCGGCAAAGCGGTCGGAGAAATCCGTGTATTCGGACTCCGGTACAACTTCGATTTTATGCTTACGTTTAAACATCGCTAGACCTCCTGTTATTTGATTTCATCTATCGTAAAGACTTTCGTAATAGGTAACGCTTTGCACGCTTCTAACAACTGCTTACGGCGCAATTCCGTCGTAGTCAGCCAGACTAACGTAGGCACATGACCAAGGCTTTTCGTTAGCCCTCCGTTGTCTATTAACGCTAGATAACGTTTTATCTTCGCCTTGTTCTCCGCCATTGTCTGCGTGCGGTCGACTTCGAGAAAATGATAGCGTAGCGACTGCGTGAACATTGCGTCTACAATGACGTTAGACTTTCCGTCAGATACCTTGATTTCATTGCGCCAATCTCGCGGACAACCGTAGTAGAGCCACAAGTCGTTACGCATGATTGCGTGATACATATGACCGCCTTGCTTGCGTACCTTATCGCAGCCTACGTAGTCACGTCCGTTCTTATTGAGGTAGTAAATCGTTTGATAACCGTCACGTACGCGGTTCGTATAATCGGATAATCCGAACATCATCCGATTCGTATGTCGTGGCGTCCCTATGCGGAAATACTTGCGGATTTGGTCGCGTGTTAGGAAGTCACATCGCTTCAAAAGTGATAATATCGATTCCTCGCGCTTGTTGAGTATCTTCTTTTTCAATCGCTATAGCCTCCTTCTTAACGTAGTGTTCTGCGATGGACTCGCGGATGGTTTCCGACGTAATGATCGGCGTCTGTACTATCTCACGTTTGTCAGCCGTCTGATAAATCGCACGCCCTTTAATCTGCGGTAATAGCTCCGCGCCAGCTTCGTCTAGTACCACGCGCGATGCCGTTGCCGACTGTACGCGGAACGATAACTTAGCGTCGGAGTTCTGCTTGCATTGGCGAGGGATAACGTCACCTGTCGGATATTGAGTCGCTAGTATCTGACGGAATCCGAGTCCGGCACCTAGTCGAGCTATCTGCGACATTAACGTCTGACACTCGATTTTCAAACTACGTTCTTCCTTCGTTACGGCTTCCGTTGGATTTAATTCGCCCACCTCGTCGATGATGACGAAGTAGCGTTCCTTGATGCCGGCTTCCTGTACGTTCTTCTTCCCCAGCGCCCTTACCTTCGCCTGTATGGCGCGCATTTGGTCGTAGGCTAGTTGTAGTGTAGCGAGTGCTTCGGACGGCTCATACGCAATGGAAACGGTCTGTCTCAACGACTCATAATCGCATAGCTCTACGCCACCCTTAAGGTCGACGAGGAACAGTCGAACATGGTCCGGCTTGCTTCGTATTAATGACGTTATCATTGCGTTAATGAAGTTCGACTTGCCGTACCGCGTAGCACCTCCGAGTACCATGTGCGGTATCTGTTCGAAATCGTGATAGCGGAATGTATTCTTGTCGCGAGTTATGCCGACCGGTACTCGCCAGTCTGCGCCCTGTACGAACGGCACCTGCGTAGGTAACGGCTCGTCGTATACGCGAATCTTCAGCAGGCCATCGAACGACACCTCGACTTCCTTGTGTTCCGTCAACTTGCGTTTGTGTAGCGTTTTTAAAGACGCAATAAAGTTGCCGTCGAGTTGTAGCGCCTTCAAGTCCGCTACGGTAATCCGTTGCCTACGGTTGTTTAATCCGTCCTCTAGTACGCGTTGCTTCGCCAGGTAGTCGTCGAACGAACGTCCAAGCGGAATCCTATACGCATACTCCCAACCCCAATCGTAGTGTTTTTTGCGAATCAACTGCGTAGTCAACGTGTCTTTACCGTCCTTTACGTTGAGTCCGCTTAGTGAAATGATTTTTTGTATCTTACCGCTATCGTTCGACGCTAGACCTTGCTTTTTGACGTACGCCTTTAGCGCAATTCCGCCCATTACAGTCGTCGTTAATACCTCGAATAACATCCGTTTACCTCCTTATTTGACGTCTTAATCGTCGTCCTAATTGATGTCCACCCGAACCAAACATCGGGACACGGACGGTGCTAGACGTATCTAAGCGTAATGTCCGTTTGAATCCGTCCCGTTCGGTGCAACTCTTATTACATAAGATAACCCGTGGCGTTCAGCGAAGTTCATTCGGCTTTCTTCCGAGGCTCCGAAATTACTTCGGTATCTCGGTCAGACATATCGGCGATAATTAATTCTTTAACATATCCGCTAAAGTTGCGGTGCTCTACGTATTTTAGGATTTGTTGGTCAGCGATGTTGCTGCGATTAAATGCTACGGATTTTACGAATTTGTTCTTTGCGATGAGTAACGCCTCCTTTTGTTAATATGGTATGACCGATATGACCGAAAGTTGACTACTTTTCGAAATTATTTCCGTAAGTACTCCGTAATCAGTACCTCCGTCTTGTCGCGTAACTCCTTAATCGGTATACGACGATGTTCCTCGAAGTTAGCGTACATAAGTATGTATAGTTGCGTATCATCCTCCGCTTGCAACTTAACCAAACGCATATCACGTTTAATCAAATAAGCGTCCGCCGTTTTCAAGTCGGCTCGCGCATGGCTTAACGCCTTATCGATTATCCCTTCGTATGGACGCGGCAACTTTAACGGTAAGTCAGTAACGGTAGTCTTGTCGCGTTCTAGTATCGTAATGACCATCGGTAGATAAATACGTTGTTCAAAATAACGGTAGGCTTCCGTTGGTATTGTCGGCATATAACCACGCTCCTTTACGGTTAATTTTACCGCTTGACTTGGCGATAGACAACAAAAAATCGCCCCACTCCGTTAAGAGTAGGGCGTAGGTGTTGCGTTATTTATCTTCGAGTTTCTTTAGTCGTTCTACGAACGGAATCATTGCGTTCCATACGTAGTATTGATTTACTTCGCGGAAAGGGTTCTTACCGTCAGTAATACCGAGTTCCATCGCTTTCTTACGAACAGCCTCTTGGTCTGCGTTTAATTGCGGTTCGTTACTCACGCCTGCCACCTCCGTTTTTGGTTTCGGTTTTAGCTTGAATACTTCGGCGATACCGTCTGCGATTGCGTAACCTTGCGCCTTTAACTTCGCCTTGTCTCGCAATGCCTTAATATCCACCGTTGAGTCCATGAATCCACCTTCGACTAGCACCGAGGCCATCTTCGCTTCACGCGTTATATGGAAGTCCGCTGTCTTGATGCCTCGGTCACGTAGACCCATCGCAGCTACCACTCGCTTATGAATCGCATGAGCTACGTCTTTTGACGTCTGACTAGCGGTAGGATATACGTAAGTTTCTACGCCACCTCCGCTATGCCATACGCCTTTATTAGCGTTGTGATGTCCGCTGACTAATACGTCGGCTTTCCATGCGTTAGCTTTATTCGTGCGGTCTTTTAGCGGTACGTCCGTCTTACCTGTCGGATCGTCTAGGCGAAGAATCTCAACGTCCTGATACGTATTAAGTCGTTCGATTGCCGCGAGTATTACTTCGTTGTTGAACGACCACTCACGCTCGCCATCGGGTGTCCGCTTGCCTGACGTATTATAACCGTGTCCAGCATCTAATGCTATACGTACCATTACTTCAGCCCCTTACGTTCTAATTCCTCCGCTTGCTTACGTGCCTTTTCCGTTACTGCATACGTATTTTTATATACGCCGTATAGTGCACCAGCTAATACAATTGCTGAACCTAATAGCGCACCGAACGCATTAATCGAATCCATCGTAAACCATTCGAAATACACGTTAATCGTTCCGAGAAATAATAATACCGATGATAGAAACCCCGTTACTAAAACTACAATGTCCTTCTTCATGTTACCGTCCCCTTTACGTTTTTATTAGTTAAATACGTAAGGCGCTAGTGCGAACAGCCCCGTTATGAGCGTCGTTACTGCGCCTATTACCGCTACAATAATCGTAGCGTTACCTTTCTTCTTTTCAACGTTCGCGCCTGCCGTATGCTTTAAGCCTTCGATTGTTACGTCATGAACGTTTAATCTATCGGATAATTTACCGTTGGTGGCGCGTTGTGACTCCGTGAATCTATCCATTGATTCCGCCATCTTCCGTGTATTCTCCGCTGTCTGTTTCGACGTTTCGAGTAACGGCAGTACCATGTCACGGAGGTTATCGACCTTATCCTCTACGTCGTCCACCTTATCGTTCGTCTTATCGATTTTAGCGGACATCTCGCGCCGTAACTCGTCCTGCGACCGTGCAAGCGTTTCATGCGTAATGAACGCCGATTGTGCTCTTAACTTCTCCGCTTCCATAATTCGTGCCCTCCTACTAGCGCGATTAAGGCGTTAAAACTAGCGATGATTGCATATCGCGTCGGCACCATCATGTTCACCGCCAGTTCAGCCGCAGCCATTGCGTATAGTCCGAACATGATTGCGCCTAGTGTACCGGCGATTACCGATAGCCACTGCTTGTAATGACCTTCGTGAAAAGTGGCTGCGATGAACAGTACGCCTACTACTACGAATACGCAACCCCACGCATCGAGCGAGAATAACATCGCCATCGCGAAGTAGGTGTCGGACTGGAACGCTACGTTCTCCGTTAGCAATAGATAACCGCCAGTTGCTCCGTGAAGTAGCGCGTTGAATAGAAGGAATAACTTCGCTAGTAAATCGTTGTCATCGTATTTCCGAAGCATATCACCGCCTCCCTTTCGTTGTAACGGAACATTAGCGATTCATTTCCGTTCGCATACCGCTAATTTCTCGTTTGATTTTAGATATTAGTGTAGGACGATTGTTACCGAAAGTTAATTCGATGCCAACGTTCCCGTGCTCGTATATCTCTTTGACTTCCGTTATGCGAGCGTCTAATGTGACGCCCCACTCCTTGTTTTGCAACGTAACCATATCGCCGAGGTCGTAATCCTTTTCGTATTCAAGACGCGCTGTCGTTACGCGTTCCTTCGTTACATATCCGTTTATTACGTATTTAAAGTTTGTTATCGACGGAGTGACCGCCGGATTCGTAGTACTTATGCATTGACGAATGTATAGCGTACAATTCGATAGCCAATCTCCGGGCTTTAACGAAAGTGAACCTCCGTTACGTAGGTACGTCCAATTTACGTTATCAAAGCTATACTCTAAGTAGGTACTCGTACCTTGCGGAGTATTAGCGTCCCATGTGAACGAGCTACCGGAATACTTACCGAGTGAACTTAGACTGATTGGTCGAGTAACCACCGTTAGAGGCTGCGAACTATACCACGGAACGCCGTCCTCTGCTGCCGGTTGCCAATCGGTTATATAATCGCCTTTTTCAAGCTTTAACTTCGCTAGCGTTGTACCGTAAGTGCTCGACGACCTTACATACACTCGCACCGAACGATTGCTTCCGGAGTTAAACATAATAGGAAACGGTGCATATGTCCCGCTAATTGCCGATGATCCGCTCGCAGTAAATACAGCTCCGTAGAAATCGGATAAAGCGCTTAGCGTATAAGACGTATTAGGCTCAACGTTTATAATGACGTAACTTAGTCCGACTGATGAGCCGTTCTTTAGGAGCTCGTAGTCGCTTGCTACGCGATGTTGCGAGTGAATCGTCCACTTACCGCTAGTAAAAGACGGAAGTAGGTTTCGTCCATTTTCAGTCAAGTCTACTTCGTCTAGTTGCAAGTCACCGATAATACCGTTCATTGTTTTCGGAATATCCTCTCTAACACGTCCCATAAGAACCTGACCTTCGAGGTAGACTTCCTGACCATATTCCGCCAGCTTTTGTTGACCTCGCGTTATTAAATCGTTCTCTATTTCCGCTACTGGACGAGGTTGCGGAGTATCTCCCGTAGTTTCTTCGGCTACATCGCGGGCATCTACGAATAACTCGTATCGGTCTATGCCTGTGGAGCTCCCTACCTCGATTACTCTACGGTCAATACCTTCGCCCTGCCCCGCCACTATTGCATGATTACGGTAGTTTAATTCGGATTCCGTATAACTTAACTGACCTAACGTATTAAACTCGGGGCTGAATATAGCCGGTGGTAAAACGGATTGTCCGACAGTTAAGTCGTTGCCGTCATCGATGTTGAATACGAATTTCTTCCGTTTAATGTCTACGTCGATATTCCAACCGAGTCCGCTAAGTAAGCTTATTTCCGCTAAATCTTCCGCTAGGTTCGTGTAACGGCTTTGCCAACTTACGATAGGACCACGATGCAGATTATCGCTCAATATTAAATTCGGAATAATTCGGTTAGGGTCGGTCGGATTGATTGCGTTATTTATTACGTAGTGGTGCATGACCGTCTCTGCGTCCGCTTCGATTGCGTCCTGCGCTTCGTTTATCGGCGGATATATGAAACGTTGTCCTAGCCACGACTTTAACGGCATCGCTCGTATAATCCAGTTCTCCGTGACTTTGCCGGATTGGTCGAGTTCTATTTCGCGGTGTCTAATTACGTATGCTTTATTCGTTTTGTTTTGCGGGAATATTATCGCTCCTTTAACGAGGCTATTCGCGCCTTGTAGATAGCGATTGACCCGTAATTCTATCGAGCCTATTCCGTGCCAGTTGCGTGTTATTTGTAGCGAAGAATAGCTGTCCACTTCATCGATAAGTTCGAAGTTTCTCGATATTATCCGTATTGGTAACGTCATTTAGTCACCTCCGTCTATAAAATAAAAGACGCCCCGAAGGACGCCCGTGTTATACTTGTTCCGATTCTTCTAGCGGTTTAACGGGTACGTAACTCATCGTATCTACGTATTCTTGCTCCGTGATAAATCCTTTTAACAACGCATAGTCGATTATTTCTAACGTGTAGTTCTCCGCTGCATACTGCTTAACCGGTTCGTGGTACTCCGCCACCACCGTCGAGAATTGACGAGTTCCGTACTTGTAAACGCAAAGTGCGTATTGTCTAGTTAACATTGGTATAGCTGCCATTTTACATTCCTCCTATTAACACTACTTCCATAAACTCAAGTAGTGTTGTATTTGTTTGAGTTTGTTCTATTTTTAGGAAATCATTTTCCTTTCTTAAATCCGCAATAAAATTTTCTATAGGGAACTGTTCCTCATCATATTCCCAACCTTCAAATTCCATAGTCTCTATACGTCTTATATTGGACCTTATATAGACAGTTGTTTTACTAACTTCAATAGATTGGATGAATTCCTGCGAACCTCTAACACTCTCCATTTTTTCACCTACCCTATATAAACTATTCTCGCGTAGCTAGCGTTCGAAACATCGGAAGGACCTATTCCACGTAACGCGAAAACCCCATTATCATTAGAATTGTTGTAAAAAAGAGAACCTCCACCATTTTGAGATATATGATCACAAAAGAAAGATGAGGAACTTCCTTGAGTTGCCGTAGGGAAAAAACCAAGCTTACTACTTCCAACAACATCAGAAATGTACCCTGCAGCAGTAGCTAAGACAACATCAGAAGGTTTTTTATTTTCGTAATTATTACCGTTATCATTATAAATAGGTCCGTTATTACTCGTATTACCATTTATATACCCATCTACTTTTACCCCGTAGTCGGAGAATATTTGTTCTAAACCAACAAACTTTATAGGTATTGTCCCGTTCACATTCCCCGAGTACATACCTGCGGTATCGGTGGATCCAGCAATATTCTTGAAAGTTGAAGGTTTCCCTAAAGATGTGTCAGAATTCAAGCTCTTATATTTAATTACGAATAATATTTGTATCAACATCATTTGATAATAACCAAACTGTTGATAACCAACACCGTTTGCGGAAACTTTTGTCCTATAGGACGCTAATGTTTGAAATGTATCAGCAGTTTTTCCGCTAGTTGAGCGTAACTTAGGCGTTGTATCTAAGGAACCTGCGTATGCACTAATATATATCTTCGATTTTTCTACATCTGTGATGGTATGTGCCATTGCCACGAAATCCGGTTCCACTTTCTGCTCACTTATACGTACGTACATATAATTACTATCTTTTTTTATATTCCAATATATTTTAGGGAATTCAACCATCACATCCCCTTCTGCAAAATCAGTATGCTTAGACGGTGTACCATCTATTTTCTGACCATAGTTGTTCGGGTTTAAATAATATCTGACTACCCCATCCCTTAACATACAAGGTTTTATCGAATTAAAAGGAAATACTGCGTCTAAATCAGAAGGCTGTGTATAACCTTGCGCGTCGTCAGTCCACACAACAGATTTATTAGGATTTGGGTCTGTTAAATCGATTTTAACCCCGTATACTTTCGGTTTAGGTGAAAACAACGCACTTCCTATCTTCTGCAATGCACCCTCTACGTTCTCACTCTCATAATAACCGCCGGCGTCGACCATACCGACTTCACCCGCATTAACAACGTAATCATCCGCTAGTTTTAAAACTCCTCGAATAATCTCGAACTCCACCTTCGTACCAATCGGAAGTCCTACATTAAATCGGACAGTACGCGGATATATAACTTCGTACGAACTATACTCCGCTTTCTTTCCGCTTACGTAAACTGTCAATCCATCGCCAACCTTATCGAATGATGATAACGGTATTTCGAAATCCGTCTGACCTTCCGTTATAGCGACTACTGCGTAACCTCCCGTTTGGATGTCAGCCATTGACGGCTTGCTGATTAGCGAGAATGTTAATCCGGCAACTGTGCGGTCAAGACGTTCGTCAAAAACATCGGAAGGATTAATCGTTGACGTGTTCGCTCGTATACGGACCTGCGCTAACGATAGCTCCCATACGAGGCTATCACGTTGTAACGTCGGAGGAACTGGCGAACTAGATGGCTCGCCCTCCCTTACGAATAACTTAATGTAGCGATTCGCGTTCTTTTTATCGAGACGTAATACAACGCGGTCGATACGGTCGAGACTAACTTCCGGTAAGCTATGTGATAGATACTCGTTTGCCGTATTCTCATACGCATAACCTTCCATTATTGCGCTACCTGGCTCGACGTACGTGCGTAAATCTGTTCCGCCTGTTTTGACGTTTAATCCCGGCACTTCATTAACGTGAAGTAGCCCCGTCGATAATACCTTGCCGAAATATTGCGCGAAGTCCGACGCTTGATATACGCGAGGGTCGCCCGGCGCACTATTGAAAAACCAACTCTTTTGAGCCAATCCGAACACTTCCTTTCTATATCGCTGTGTATAATTTGTTGTAGCTTATATTAACGACGGCTCCCTGTACGTCACTGTCCGCGCTATACTCGATGTCATTTTCTCCGACTTCTAGCTTAAAGAATGTACTGTCGAGGTCTATCCAGTGAAACACGTTACGGCGATTTCCTAATGCGTCAACGAAGAAAACGGACTTTTTGCCGTCTGTCGTATCGATGACCATTCGCTCGTCCTCGTTCAATATCTGATTAATCTTAATGAACTCACCGGTCGTATTGTTTACGATTTTCGGATTTAACGCCGGACCGTGGAACTCTACGAATATTGGCGTAGGAGAATCTCCGTCGTTCGTAATCGTACGCCTGTCACGTTGCATCCCCATTTGGAATTCGCCTTCAAACGGAAATTGGAACAACGGCTCAAACGTCGGTTCCTCCGTCTCACCTAACGATTTCCAGTAAGGGTTCGGACATTTAAACATTAAGGTACCGCGCTGCCATCGTTCACCACGATTAGTTCCGTCAGGAAAGAACGGGACTGATTCGGCAACTGCTTCGATTTCTCGCGTAGTACTACCGCTTATATATCGTAGTGTGCCGAGCCCTAACTTCGGATTGACCGCTTTACCGATAAATGATCGCTGACTTCGTACATCTTCGTAATTAGTACCTCGCAATATAAATTCGAGGTTAACGTATCGAGGCGTTAGTAATACGTCGATAAACGCACTACCGTCTTGATACGGCGCTGACTGTTCCTGTATGTCCGCTTCTACGTCACCTAGTCCGTCGACTGACACCAAACCGTCGAAACGGTAGGTAACGCCCGATGCGTTTGTAAATTCGATTGTTTCGCTTACTTGCATATCACGTTACCTCCCATTCCATCGCAGCTCTGCGTGAATCTTGTTTACGTTGGTGTGCGATTTCAGACGGTGACATCGCCTTCGTCGTATAAGTGTTCGTCTGATGAACGGTTACTCCGCTCGCTCTTACAGATGACTCGCTAGAATCAGCGCGTACCATGCGAGTACCTGCCGACATAGACGGTGTAGCGTAGTCCATCGTAGGGCTAGGCGTCATGAAGCCCGCCATCTTCGTAGCCGTTGCAATTACGTTACTACGCATCGAATCCATACCGATAATCCATCCGCGCATCATATTAACGCCTATCACGTCACGCATCCAACGAGACGGCGAATGTATATCGAACGCTCCTGCCATTGCGGCTTTAATCGAATCTGCTATCGATTTGGCTTTCGCTACTAACGAAGGCTCCATCGAGGATAGTCCGTTCATTAATCCTTTACCTGCGTTCACTCCGATTTGTTGTAGCGAAGATAGTTCGTCGTTAGTCGCCTTTGTTACCGCTTGTATTTTAAGCACCCATTCGGAACGTAACGTCTCTAATTCCGCATTTGCAACCGTACGTAATTCTGCGATGCGTAACGCTGTATCTTCCTTCATGCCTGCGAGTTCTGCTTCGGCTTGCTGACGTGCAAGTGCCGCTTTCTCTGCGTACAATGCGGAGTACTGCGTTAGTTGTTCCTCCGTTAATTGATTCAACGCTAATAGTTGCGGTAAAGCCTTCGGACCCATTTCGCGTAGTTCCGCCATTAAGCCGTCATCTATCGCCTTGCCTGAAAGCTTCTCGATTTCCGATTGCCATAGCTTGAATCCGCTAACTTGTGCGTTCAAATTAGCGAGTAAGTCTGCGCCTGATTGTTCGACTTTCACGTCGAAAGCATCGAATAGTCCTGCGAAGGATTGCAACGCCGATGTTCGGCTTTTAAGTGAATCCTCGTACGCTTTTGTTAACGCTGCTTCGTCAGTACGTAATTTCTCGCTGATAGCGCCCATCTTGTCTGCGTATTCTTCGTTGACGCGGACTACTTCGTCGTTAATCGTTTTTAACGTTTTTTGATACTCCTGCTGCGCTTGTACGCGCTCTTTAGTGCCTACTTTAAATAGCGTAATGGATTTACGCCATACTTCCGATTCGGCTACTAGCGATAACTGTTCAAGAGATTTCTTATCGTCTACGTACGTTTTGATTGCGTCTAAGCGACCTTTCGATAATTCGCTTTCTTTCTTTATCGCATCTTCCGCAGCCTTCGTTTTGATTTTAGATAGTTTCGCTTCGCTATCCGTTTCAATCTTCGCAAGTCTAGCCGCTGTATCTTTTTTGATGTTTTGAATACGTAAGGACTGACTTTTCGATAGCTTACCGGTCTTTTTGTTCGCGCTAGCTCTAATAACGGCGATAGACTGCTCTGCCTTACGTTCGATGTCCGCTCGTTTAGTAGCGCTATCCGCTTCGATTTTAGCGCGCTCTTGCGCTGCCTCTTTCGAAATGGCTGCGACTTCCGCTTTGTTTTCTTTTGCTAAGTCGACCACTAATTTACTAATTCCGCCAACTGCGGATTTAATCATCGTGCTAGTTGATGCGATACCATCAGCTAAACCTTGCCCGGTGAATACACCGAGTTTAGCCATTACTCGTGAAGGTGAATGTATATCGAGTATTTTCTTTACCCATGCAGGTATCTTATCTGCTAATCCAGAGACAGTCTTTCTTATCGCCTCACCCATCGAGTTTATACCTTTAATTAAGCCGTTAATGATGTCCTTACCTGTTTGAGCTAAGTCAATCCCTTTGAAGAATTTTTCTACGTTGCCCCAAACGTCTTTAAGGACTTGTAACAGTGAATCTAAAGCTCCCTTCCAGTCACCCTGAAGTAGCTTCAGTCCCGCTTTCACTACTCCTAAAACGATATCAATAGCCGAAGATATAACGAGCTTTATTGCTTCCCATGCGTATTTTACCGTTGCGGTAATGACTGGCCACACGATTTCAAACGCGCCTTTAATTATTCCTAGTACGCCTTTTATAATAGTAGCTATACTCTCGAAATAAACTTTTACAAGCTTCGTTATAGCCGATCCGTTCTCGTCCCAAAACGCTTTAAACTTATCTAACTGCGGTTTCACAAACGATAGAACTTCCGCAATTATGCGTGTGATTACGTCCTTTATCGCAGCAAACGCAATCATCGTAGCTTCCTTAATCTTCGTCCATGCGGTATTAACCATTTCGCGGAACCAATCGATTTTCTTATACGCTACGACCAGTATCGCGACTACTCCGGCTATTGCTGCGACCGCTATTCCGATAGGTCCAGTAAGCGCTGCGAATATTGCGCTTAGTAAACCGCCTGCGCCTCCTGCGATTCCGAGCGCACTAGCTAACGTACCAAGTGCCGTTATTATCGAACCTACGACGGTTAATGCGATACCTATTCCGGCACCAATTGCGCTGAATATCCCGGCTATTGCCGTTCCTATTACGAGGAAGTTCTTGGAACCGTCGGATAATCCCATAAACTTTTCGGCTAATTGCGTAAGCCATACCGCCGCTTGTTGCACATACGGAACTAATACGTTCCCGATCATTATCGCTATCGATTCGAATGAACCCGATAATTCTTCGAGTGCTCCGCCTATTCCGTCTTTCATTTGCGCTGCTGTTTCAGCCGCTGCCCCGCCACTTTCTTCGAGAGCCTTCGTATTTGCTTCGATAGCTTCCGGTCCGGCTTTCATTAACGCTAAGAATCCGGAAACTGCTTCGGTACCTACGAGTTTAGCTAATGTTGCAACTTTATCCGCTTCGGACATATGCTTCGTAGATTCGGTCATATCACGTATCATATCCGCTAGGCTTTTCGTTTTGCCTTCCGCGTCTTGCATCTCAAATCCGATTTGTTTCATTATCTTCGCTTGTGCTTTCGCGGGATTGTTTAACGCTAGTAATGACGCACGAAGCGCTGTACCAGCACTCGACCCGTCTAAACCACTATCGACTACTAAACCGATAGATGCCGACAGTTCTTCTAACGAAATTCCTAACGCCGCTGCCGGTGCTCCTGCGTATTTTAATGCGTATTGCATATCGGTGATTCCCGCTGCGGATTGGTTCGCCGTCATCGCTAATACATCGGCAACTCGACTGGATTCCGCTGCTTCAAGTCCGAATATATTCAACGCAGTCGCTACGGTGTCTGCTGCTAACGCTAAATCTTCGCCCGACGCTTCGGCTGCTGCGATTACTCCGGGCATTGCTGCGATTGTTTCGTTAGCGGTAAACCCCTTCGCAGCCATTTCCGTCATTGCGACTGCAACGGAACTAGCTGACTCCGATGTTTTTGCACCGAGCTCTATCGCCGAGTCTCGCATTGCGTCGAGTTCTTTCGCGGATGCTCCTGCGATGGCTCCGGCTTTCCGCATTTCTGTATCGAAGTCTGCCGCCTGTTTAACGGCGAACGTTAGTCCTCCACCGATTGCCAGCGTTGCAGCTCCGAATGTTTTCGCCATACCTGCGCCTATAGACTGCATATTCTTCCCGAGTCCGCTAAGGTCGCTTGTTGCATCGCGTAAGCTACGAGATAAATCCGATATGTCTGCGCCTACTCGTACGGTTATATCTTGTAACATCGATTCACTCCTTTCTGACCGTCGTAAGAGACGCTAACCATGCGTTATCAAGGCGTGTTTGTTCGCGTAATCCTTGAACCTTCGCCTTATCCGCTTTAGCGCTCGTTGGTCGTTTATATAAGTCGCTCGGCTTAATCCGTTTCGACCTATGCGCTATTTCGTGCCATACGGCGTTCATTGCTAAACGTTCGTTATCGTCGTAAATACGTTCTTGTTGCGCTTTAATTAAGATGCGGAACTCGCGGGGCGTTAAATCGTAAACCTCTTGCGCCTTTAAGCCGAGGAAACGCCAACCGTCGAATATCGCCTTTTCTATTTCCGAAAGGTTAGCGGTTATTTCAGAAGCTTGTCCAGCGCTTTCTTCGCGTCCTTGTTCTCCGCCATCATCTTCGTCATAATCGCTTTGTAGAAAAAACTCTCCGCTATGACCTCGTTAGATAGCTTCATGATTCCGAGGAAGTCTAAGCGTTCTTCTTCTAACGCTTGCTCAATCGCCTTCTCTACGTCGGCAATCGTATAGTTTTCATCCGTGTATTTAAGTGCCGCGGACAATACGTGAGGGAATAAATCTAAGTCGCCTTGTAGCGCTTGCCCCACGACGTCTAGTGCGTTACCTCCGACGATTCCGTTTAAGTATTTAACGCCTTTATACGTAAGTTTTAATTCGTGTTCTTTTCCGTTGATAGTAAAGTTTGCCATCGTTTATCTGCCCCTTTGTTTTCGAATATAGAAAAGGCGGTATTACCCGCCGTGTTGGATTAGTCTAGCGAAGTAGCTCCGCCTGGTACTGTCGCTAATGTTTCTTTCGTTGTATTACCGATTAGCTTCGCTTCGAATGAATACGTAGCGGACTCGTCGTCCGGATAATCAACATCGAAGGACGATACCATGTACGTACCGACTTTAGCGTCAAGCGTATTGATATTGATTTCGAGTATCTCAGCAAACGTAGCGTCGTCGATGTGTTTCTCTAATTGCGTTAATGCCGGATCATTCGTAGACATAAGCCCTTCGAACGAAATAGTCTCCGTTTTCTTGCCGTAGTCCGTACCATCGATGTCTTTTGTTGCAATATCGATTTCATCGCGTGATTTAGAGCGTCCTCCGCTTGTTTGGTAAAGCACACGTAACGTCTGTTCCGCTGTTTCTCCGTCTGTGAAACGTACTGCGAATACGACTTCTTGTCCTTTTAAAATTGCCATCGTTATATTCCTCCTTAGTTTTTAACCGTAGTAATGGACGTCGATTTCTACGTCGAAATAAATACGGTGGTACATGTTCTTAGCGTCGGTACTATCTGCGTCTATTGGCGTTTCGTTCCGTACTTCCGCATAAAAAAAGCCGACTACTGGACGAGTCGGTTGGTCTAAATCTATTAGCGGTATTTCATCGAATAGTAGCGTACGTTTGACGCGTTCCTGCAGGCGTGACCTGTCGGTAGCTGTCGCGGCAAACAAGCCGATTTGAAACCGGTGTGTCGTCTCGACTGCATCGCGTAACTTCGCTACTATTTCGTTGTTGTTCTGCATTTGCTTAACGGTCATAAACGGCTTTGCGGTTTCGTTCGGTAACGTAACGCCATCGTAAACCCATACGACGTTAACGCCCATTACGCTTGCGAGGTGCGTCCGTAACGAGTGTTGCAGATTCAATTGATTAACGTTCACTGGCGTTACCTCCCGTTCCTTACACGCCGTTCTATCGCGCTCTGATAGTCACGTTCGTTGTTCCATACGGATTTACGAATGAACGCGCTGTGCGTGCTATGCTCGTATTCCTGACGTGTTGCATACGGTAAATCTGAACCGTATTCCCACGTATAGGGTTCGACCTGTTCCGGCGAGCTTGCGATAGAGTTCTTCAAGGCACCGTCTTTTAACGGAGCTAACTCCGCTGATTCATTCGCCATCTTCCGTGCATAAGCCTCGGTCGTGTTTGCGATATCAGCCCACGCTTCTTCGCCGATATGTTGCGCTATCCTACGTATCGTATCGTCTATACCTCGTATATCTAATCGAATACTCACGTTATCACCCGCCCTAATACTTCGACTCTATTACGTAGTCCGATGCCTTTTTTATCCGAAGCCGTCACGGAATACCATCGTCCGTCATAACGTACTCGCTCGATTTTATCCGCTATGTCTGCGACTAAATCGAAATCAATCGATAGCCATACGTCACCTTTTTCGACTGCTACTCCGTTAATAAGCACACGCTCAAAGCCGGTACTCGCCGACGAACTTACCTCGGTGACTGGCGCCATGACCTCTCGCCGTTCTTCGCCACCGCCGATTATCTCGCCTGTTATTTCGTCTACAACGCCTGCGCCCGTAAAAGCTATCGTTATTGGCCATTCGCGTTTAGCCGTTATTTCCTTGCGGTTATTCTTAATCCATAGCGCGTCTTGCTCCGTCAACATTGCGTAGTCACCTCCGTCATAAGTATTTGTCGTCAATTATCGATGTGATGAACGATGTACAATTCGGATGCGGTAAGTAAATATCGGTATCAGTCGGCTTGAATACGCCAGCACCTTCGCCATAACGATCCTCACGCGCTAGTTTGTAGCAAGCATGACGTTCGTGGTTCGTATGTCGCGAAGCGTTGTCGTTCAATTTGACGTACGTGATAATCTCGCTTTTTTGTGCGGATATAGCGCTCGCAGCACGATAGGCGGTGTTACCCTCCGTCACGACTAACCGCTTGATTTTCCACGTCTCATTCGCGTAAACTGCGCGGACGTTCTTCACCATCTTGCTAACGGGTTCACCTCGTATAATATCGCGACGTATCGATGCTCCGATTGCGTCACGTATATCACCTGATAACGTCCATACTCGGTCGGACAATACTAAGCCGTCCTCACCGAATCTTCGCGTCACATAATCGATTACGTTGGCATTCAAACGCTCTATCGACGCTGCCACCAACGGTACTCCGACTACGGACGATACGGCTGCGGTAGCTCCCGTTATGTATGCTGAGCTTGATTCCGCTACGATACCGTCCATTGTCGTAGAGCCGTATTTCCGTATGTTCCGTTCCACTCCGTCTAATTCACGTTGCAACCGCGATAATCGTTGACGCTTAATCGTGCCGTCGTCTGCGGCGAACTCATTTAGTAATTCCGCTACCTCGCCACGAACACGTCCAATTTCCGCTATTGCATACGCTATTTGTTTGTCGTTTAGCTTGCCGTAGTCGTCCGCTAGCTTGCGTAAGATACGGTCAAGTTCCGTTTGTTTACTCATGGACGGTCACGCCTCGGCATACGGTAGAAAGCGGTTGTTGCGACGTTCACAAAGTTCGATTCTTCTTCCGCAAAGTCTTTTCGAAATTGTGCGGCTAGTTCGCGATACTGTTTCGATACCATCGACTTATCAACCGATTCCTCTCCGTCTGTATATTTGAAATATGACGCTGCATTAATCGCCACCTGCGTCGCCAGTTCTGCGGACGCGAACGCAAGCAAGCGGTTTATATCCGTGACAGGTACGTCGGCATCCGTCTTGTAACCGAAGCTCTCAAACGTATCTATCATCGTTAGTTCCGCTGCGTCCGCTGGCAGCGCTGTTACGGTATTAAAACGACGTGCTAGACGTTCTATCATCGTTGCTAACGTAGCCATCTGCGTACCTCCCGTTATTTGTCCTTCGTCTTAGGTGCCGACTTCTTATCGTTGGATTTAGCAGGCTTCGGCGCTGACTCCGATTTCTTAGCCGCCTTTTCCTCCGGTAAGACTTCGACATAGCCGAGCTTTGCGTAGTGCTCCGCTTCGGCTTTCGATAGTTCGACCGTTGAGCCGATAGGTTGACCGTTGAAGATCGCACCTACCGTCTTAACTTTTACGTTTGTCATCGTTACCCTACCGCTACGTCAGCGTGGAAGATTAGGTCAGGATTTTCGATAACTGGAACGCCTGCTGCTGCAACGCGGATTACCGATTGGATTGGTTCGAATTTATCGTAAGCGCGAAGGTCGATACCTGGCTTGTAGTCGTTTTCTGCAGTAGGTCCGAATAGGAATTGCCCTGCGCCACGGCTAGCGAATACTACGCGATACTTCGGTAAAAATTCAATAACTTCGTCGTTACCTGTATAAACATCTTTAACCGTAATAGAACGTTGCGCTTGAATGCGTACTGGAGGTAATCCGTAACCTGCTAATACGTCGTTTACTTCGTTAGTTGAGATACGAGAGAATGCGCCGCCAGTTCCGCGAGCCTCAACGATAAACTCTTCGTTTGTTTGAAGTAATGCTGCTGCTTCGCGAGACATGATGATAGCGTCTGCCGATTTACCGTTCTTCGTTACATAAGCGTCATTCCACGCGATTAAGTCCGAAAGTGGCTTCGCTGTAGAAGCGCTCCAAGCGTCTGCGCCTGATTTTACAGTCGGAGCTCCGATACCGAAGTTAATATTTATTTTTACGCCGTTTTTATTGTAAGAGAATGTACCTTTTAACAAAGCCTCTAGCTTCGAAATATCTACACGTTTGTTTAACGCGTTTACAAGATCCGCTGCTTTAACCATCAACTGGTCAACCATAGCGGAACTTTCAGCATTAGAGCGAGCTTGATTTAACGCGATTAACTCTTCTTCCGTAGCGATGTATTTAAGACCTAACTTTGCAACTTCACCCATTTCGCGTGATACTGCGTCGCGGTCGATTACTGGTGGCTCTGCGCCGAATCCGATATAAGCTGCGATGTGATTTGATTTCTTAACGATGTCATATGCGAAAGTAGTATTAAACGTTTGACCATTCGGTAAAAACTCGTCCGCTAGTGTCGGTGCTGTGTCATTCTCGATTAGTGTTACCAAACCGCGTAGTGCGGGTGCTTGCATTTCCTTTAAGTGTGTAATTCCTGCCATTTGTAATTCCTCCTGTAAGTTCGTGTTTTATTTTTAGGTAATAGAAAAGACCTCCGATTAATCTCGAAAGTCTTAAATGTGTTTTACGTATCTGATTAGTGGGTTTGCCGCTTTAAATTCGGCTGTAACTGCGTCTGCTAATTTAGCTTCGTAAACTGATCCTCGCACAATAACTTCACCAGCGATTAAATCGTTAGTACCGTCGTTATTGAAATCAACGTTTAAGATACCGAAGTTATCGAATCCTTCTACTGCGCTGAACGGTTCGAATTTCCCTGAAGTCGTATTACGTGCGATAAGTTTACCTACGTTGTGATAACCTGTTGCGAATTTAGTAGCGTCTAATGTTGCGCCACCTTCGATGAATTGTAAGTGCTCCGATGCTAGAATGTTCTTTCCGCCCTTGAATGGCTCGTTTGAAAATTTCGGTGTGTATAATGGCATTTTGTTTTCCTCCGTTTATCGAATTTTATTTTTGATGCGGTCGTACACGGTCTTGCTGATTTCCGTTCCGTCTTTCTGTTCCGGCTGTTGTCGCCCGCCTCCGCCCGCTGCCGGATCAACATACGCAGGTGTCGGTGGTGCTACGCTCTTGAAACGTTCGACTGACGCTTTCACTGTCTCTTCGTCGTCGCCCGCAATAAAGCCGAGCACGTCCGCTAACTTGTCCGCAGGATAGCCCGCTTCAAGTAATAGCGATTGTTTCTTCGCAAGTAGTTCCGCAGCTTTCGCTTGTGCTTCGATTTCAGCGATACGTGCTTGCGATTGTTCGTATAATTCCTTGAAGCGATTTTCTTCCTCTAGTCGTTTCGTTTCTGCTTCGGATTGCTGACGCTCAAACTCCGCTAGTTTCTCTTTAAGCGCATTTGCCTCCGCGACTTTCTGCTTAAATCGCTCATACGGTATCTTCTGTTCGGATTGGTTATCGGATTGTTGCGCATCCGCCTGTGGTTGTTCTTCCGACTTAGTACCGTTCAATTCTTCGTTTATTTCGCTCATAACGTATACCTCCGTTTTACGACACATGGTCGAGTAGTAGTGCGGAAGTTTAACGACGTTACGTATCGGTCGATTTATTAATTAAACTCCGTTATTACCTTCACCATACGGGTCCTGTTGCGATTGTGCCCGCTTACGTTCGTTCTCGATTTCCTGTCGTTTGACTGACGTGTTCTCTACGCCCGCTCTCGCTAATGCGCCTGATTGCGATTCTAAGCCTGCGTCCATTTCTAGCGTTAATAGCTCGATTAAGTCCGTACGGTTATCCGGTAGTGGTAACGCGAACTTGATTTCGTGCTCGTAGTTGTCGCCGATTAGTTCTAGCGCTTGCTTGTCGTAGCCGAATATAGGCGCTGACTTACGCGCTTGTAAATATCGGACGGACTTTTCGTGTAACTCGAATAGACGCGGTTCCCATGCGAGCCAATGTTCTTCCGTCTCTTGTATAACGTCGTGGAATACGATGTGTAGCGCATCGTTGTTCATACCTCCGAAGTTAAGCTCGCTCATGGACATCTGCGGTATCGACGTGATTTCGTGTAGCGCGCCTTTCACACGGTCGTACTGCGCCTTGAACGCCTCGTTCCAACGGAAGCCACCTTCGACCTTCTTAACGTCAGGTGTTGCCTCACCGGTACCGCTGACTTCGATTACTGCGCCTGGTGCGATTTCCATTTTCGCTGCGGTGCCGGCTGGTGCGTTGATTACCGCAGTCATGCCGAACATTTCGAATTTAAGCGAGTCGATAGCGTCCTCATTCATCGCGTTCAGTACGTCTGTCTGCGAGCGCATATCGTCTATCTCGGTGTTAATCGCAGGCTCACCCGCTAGGTCCTCAATCGGAAACAGTACCGCAGGAATGAACGATAAGCCGTTCGTAGCACGCGGTGTAATCGTACGCACTAGGTCGAGATTAGCGTCGTAAATGCCTTCCGATAGGTAACACGTAGTACCTTCGAGTTCATACGTACGCTTGCGGTAAAGTACCTCGCCAGTATCGGGGTCGCGTTGTTCCTTTACGTAATGTAGTGCGATTAAATCTTCGAAGTCGTCCTCGCTATAAACGGGAAACGTCTCGGTGTCCGGATGCCATACGTAGCGTAACTTGCCCGTCCGCTGATTGAACATTATTTCCGCCGATACACGTCCGGCAATTAATCGGTCACGCGCCGCTTGTAGCAAACGCTCACGCATACGGTTCTCACGCCATAACGTGTAGATTAACGACTCGAACGCTTCTGCTCGGTCGTATTCCGCCTGTTGTTCGGGAGACGGCTCGTAGTCCGGCTTGGACGCGAGTTCCGGCGGGTCTATCTGACGTGCGTTTACGTCGATGCCGTGCTTACCGCCCATTTGCCAACGTGCCTTACGCTTGATGAACGTCTTGAAGTAATTCGTTGCATAACGCGTCGGGTCGTAGTCTAGTCCGGGTGGTCTCGCTAAGTCCTCCGCCTTGACTAGTTCGTCTGCTGCGCCTTTATGCTGATAGCCTGCGTAGTAGAGGTAGTTCGCGTGCTGTTTTTGTAGCCGTTGGTGTTCCGCTTCGCCTAACGCCTGCTGAAACGGGGTGTAGATTAAATCGTTTAAATGCTCCGGTGTCATTATGTTAAAATCCGCCAAGTATTAGCGCCTCCTTTCTTTACCATCGGTTCATGCGTCGTACTGTCGTTATAGATACGTCTCCTTCAGACAAAGCCGATAGAGCCATCGACATACTATCCGGTAAGTCATCGTGCGAACCTTGTCCGTAACCTTCGAATTGTTCTAGTAGTAACGAGTGATTACTATTAAATTGTATTGTCTCGTTCTCAATATCGGGTATCATCGCTTCAATACGCAACTCTTTTCTAGTACGTTGGAATATCTTCTTCAATCGTTGTTCTGCGGGATAACCAATCTTAGTTAGAGCCTTCTTTAATTCGTCAGCAAAGAATTCTTGTGCTAGCTGACTCTCTACCGCGATGGTCTGCGGTTGATGTTTTCGTACGAGTTCTACAATTATACTTATGAATTCGTCAGGCTTTATTCTTTCGCCATACGAGTCCGCTACATATATGATTCCCGTTTCCTTTTCTTTTGCAAGGACCGTAACCGCGGAGTAGTCGCCCCTAGTCCTTGACTTACCCATTGCCATATCGACCCCAAAGGAGACATCATAGCGGTCTGATAACGTATCAATTTCACCGTCATAATATTTAAAAGCTTCGGGATTAAATAACATAGATTCTTCGTCTATCGGATTGTTTTGGTACTCAGTGTTGAACGCCAGTGATCCGTTGGCGAATTTCCACGTCCTTAGCTTATATATTGGTTGCGCTTCTTCCCAAAGAACCTTAGCACCCTCGTCCATCGCTTCTTTATTCGCTTCATAGTAGGCTAATGCGTCAGCTGCCCGTTTCTCTCCACGTGTCCTATCCAAGTAAATTTCACGACACTTATCCCACAACGACATATTAACGGGAGGTTCTATTAAGGCGCGATATATTTTCGTTTTGAAGTCGGGACGATCGTGTAATATGTGCATTAATAGCGATTCCTTGTGAACGGTCGTACCCATTACTACGTAAGCTGTTTTTAAACCTCTAGGGTCCCCTAACGGCATTACGGACTGAGTGAACCAATTTCGTAATGCTCTTCGTTGCTCGGGAGTAGATGCGTTCTTACCCGTCGAAGCGTCCTCTAAGTCATCCATGATGATTAAATCCGGACGTATGTTATTCCAGTTACGTCCACGTAATGCTTGACCGGAAGATACCGCTTGTACTAACGTCAATTGCTTCTTCGACTCATTACCATCGGGATGCCATGCAATAAATGTATCGCCGTTATCGACTATGTTCGATTGGTCCTTCGGTGATAACAACGGTCCGAAATCTTCGCGTAACTTCTTATTGAACTTTAACTGCGTTCTAATCCACTCTAAATTCGACTTAGCTACGTCAGGAGTTTCGGAGATTAGAAGTATATAGCGTCGGCTACGGTAGACTATTTCTTTTATCGGGAATCCCTTAGACAGCCACGTCGACTTACCGTGACCACGACTTACTGCTTGCGCTATCTTCGCCGCTCTGTTTCCGATAGACAAGTCGTTCATTACTGCGGTTAGTTCTTTATGGAATTGCGCCAAGTCGTCGGGCTTAGACGCTTCGAATCCGTCCCAATTACCTTCGTTCTCCGGATTACCGTGTTCGCTGAAATATTCGATAGCAAACTCGGCTAGGTCGCTCTCACATCGCTGGATGCGTTCTAAGCGTCGTAATTCCGTTAGGCGTTCGTAGTATTCACCTAAAAGCCCCGCGCCTTCTATGTCGTCTATTGACGGGTATTTAGCGTCTACAGTGGCGATGTACTCCGCATAGACTTCGATTAATTCCTTACGTTTTGTAGCGTTCAACCATTCTCCGTTTACCCATGCGATAGTACATCGCCTCCTTTACTCGTTAAATACGGATATTATCGTCTGACGCGTTTATTAATTCAACTATCGTCATCCATGTACCATTTTCGTATATGACGTGTTCTATATCGTCTATTGCGAATTTAACTGCATCAACGTCGGTTAACTTACGAACACCTATTACGAATTCATCTTCTTCGTACAACTGCGTAAATATCGTATGTTTATCGCCCTTATACCGAAAGTTCAATCCGTTTCTGTACGCCATACTATCCTGCACCTCCGTAGTGTCAAAGTGAAATTTTGATTTGCGCGGTTTAAATCCGCCTGGGCACGGCAATTTCAAAATCGGATGCCCCCGGGGTCTTTTAATCCGTATCACACCGTTTTCAAACGTGAACGTTATGCACTGTTTATGCAATATCAACTTCGGATAATCTATCTTATGTAAACCTACGATAGCTCTCAACCGTTGGTATTACGCCATTCTTCGTATTCATCCGATATTCACTGGTAGCATAAATATACGGAGGCTCGCAACGTCAATAACCACGTATGGTTACGTTAAGTAAGCGAACACTCCGGGAACTTCGATTTGTATACGTTATGCAGTCCGTTTGGCAAAGCGTTGGAGGGCACGCACGCAATCTCGCGTCGCCTGGTGTAAACAACTCCGTACTCAACGATACTCAACGTAGTCCATCCGACTTCCTTCTATTGTAATACCGTCTACTTACGGTGCTTTAGTCGCTCTATCTCCGCCTTAATCGAATCAACGTCCGTCTGTCCGTCCTTAGCCGTTACCTCTACGCGGTCTGTAAGTAAGCCATGCGCCTGTAATAACGTTCTAAATAGCGCAGCATTACCGTCGTTTATGATGTGATCCGGTATGGACTGCATGATGTCCGGTAATCTATCGAGGGTATTCCGTACGATTTCACGTTTTAATTCGTCGTTAAATACGTCCAGTTTTCTCCAATTATGTATCGATTGTTCCGATACTCCGACTTTCTCTGCGACCTGCTTATACGTCAATCCCGCACGTTTAGGTTGCGATAATATCGTAATTGCAGCGATTTGTTGTTCGCTTAGTTTCTTCGCCATGTTTCCGTTTCCCCTTTCCGTTTAGTTAATACGTTATACCGCAGTACTAGCGTTATGTACCACGTTAGTAGTGTCCGCTTAATGTACGTCATATTACGTAATACCTCCGTTTGTTATATCGTTAGTCGTTCCGACTTAAAACCATTGTCTCGGCTAACGCCTTCGACCACTATGTCTATAATCGACTGTCCCTTTATCGATTAATATCTTCAATAGAAGAACAACGCGCCGAGCCGTCTTTTCAGGCGAAGGCGCAATGTCTTAGTTACTTCCGTTATTTATACTGATTAAGATACATAAGAATCGCATATACGTACTATAAATCACAATATGTAGCGTATGAACACCGTTATATCAACGTTCACACACCGCATATTGTTACTATTCGTAATTATCGACAACACCGTCAAGGGATGGTATCTCCGTTAAAAACAACCGTCAAGGGATGGTATTTTTCGGATTACAGGTTGAACAACGCGCGTAACGCCGTCAACTCTTCCGAACCTGCTGCGAATATCACCCTCGGATTTACTACCGTTCGCATACTACGTCGGTCATACGGATTCTCGAAGAATCCAAATACCGGATGCCCATCGACCTTAACGCGATTCAGCGCTACTTTAAGTTTCTGTGCGTTGCTGTAGCCGAGCAGTATCGCTAGCTTCTCTAACGGCATTGGACGTACTTTGTCCTCGTTAGACTCGTCGGAATTGAACGCTACTACGTTCGTCTTAAAGTTAATGAACGGCATTACCGCGTAGATAATCGCCAATTGACCGAGCGACCTACCGTTATAGGCTACGTATAAATCCCGTACAGTCTTACGGAACATTCGCGTATACTGCAAATCATCCGTAGAATATCCGTAACTCTTTAAAGAACCGCGATAAAAAACGGCTGGACTCATTAGCAGTCCGCCGTCATCTTCTACGTATAAAACGCCTTCTTCGATTAGCCTTGCGTAAAACTCGTTGAATCTATTACGGGACATCTTCGTAAGTAAGTGAAGCCCGTTCTTATCGATATGCCTACCGTTATCATATTCGAGTCTGCCATCGCTCCATGACGTATATGAACCTACGAACATTAAGCGTGCTAAGTCTTGCGGAGTCAACGAGGGAAATCGTTCTTCCATCATGCGCGATTGCTTAAAGAACGCAAATACGAAACCGCCGTTCTCTATCGAGTGCTCACTTAGTTCGTCGATAGCGTCTAAGCCTCGTACTTGCTCAGCGGATAGCTTCGGTGTGACTTCTACTTTATCGGTTATATCACGGCCACTACCGTCGTATGTCTTAGCTTCTAGTAAGCCTCGCTTAACTTTCGGATTGAGGTCGCGCCATTGGATAGCGTTAGTCATTGCCATTCACCGCCAACGCTTTCGCCTTACGTTCGTCGTATTCATCGAGCAATGATCGCAGCGTATCGTTTCTTTCGAATATCCACATACGGTTGCCTGTGCGGTTGTGTATCGTCGTATATTCGAATCTAATTCCGTTGGCTTTAAGGAAGTGCATTAGCGTAGTTGAGTAGCAGTAGAATCGTTCCATTAAATAATCGCCTCCGTTTAATAAAATTAAAAGACGCCCAGTTACGGACGCCCTTTCGGTATAACTATGAATCCTCGGTACTTAAACGGCATTCCCCGTCTAAGCCGTTAATTATTGAATATAAACCGCAGGCGAGTCGGCGTATCTCGCATCTCTGATAACTACCGGTAGCTATGACGCTTGCACATTCGGTAGCGTGACGGGAACCTTTCCGTCCTCTGCGGCTCTACGTTAAAGTTGCCAACTGACGTATGGCTTCTCGGCATTATAGCGTTTTATGTCCGTTATGCTTGGACGAAAGGCTCTCGTAGTCCTTCGTGGTGAATTTCGCAGATTATCGTCTTGCGCGGACGCATCGTATAATGTAACGCCGTACAGTTTCGCAACTCCCAGCGTTTATGTATATAGCGAGCCTTGCCGTCATTTCTAACGGAGTTTGCTCGCGTTGTTATAGCGGTATAATCCCGTTCAATCACTAGGATAGATACTCCGCAATAGTATGGCGTCTAACGTAAGTCTAACGCTCTAAATCGCTCATTTTATACGTAATAACCGGCTGTACACGCGTAAACTCCTCGTATTTCTGACGGCGTTCTTTATTGCGCGAATGAACCGCAGCGTCCCGTAAGGTATCTTCGTAAATGCTACGTTTTCTGCGCTTAGGCACCGAGTAGTCGCGTCCATCCATTCCGATGTTTGCCGCAGCTGTTTCCGGTGCTTCGCCTTTCTGCGTCTTACCTTTCGCCTCATGAGCGCCTTCCCGACGTCTAGCTAGTTGTATATCGCTGAGGAACGGATATTCTGTGGACGTCGCCTTATTCGAAGTAGTGTCCGTTAATTCCTCATGTAACGCTAAATTCGTAAGTTGGTCGAGTAGTTGCGCATCTAACGGTACTGACTTCGGCTCTTGTCCGGCTTCTATCGCTTTAAGACGCGCAGGCTCGTTGTATTCCGAATGTGCTAACGCATATTGATCGCCAACACGCTTTATCCACGCTAGACGTTCACCGCGGTCAAGTCCTCGTTTAGTAGCCGTTCTTATTGCGTTAATTTCGCGTCTTAATACTTCCGTATATGCTTCTGCCATTACGTAGCCTCCGATTCTAATTTCGTTAATCTTGTGTCGTTTATGCGTTTATTAGCGGTTGCTACGTACGCGGGTTCGCGTTCAATTCCGATAAATTGCCGATTCGTATTGATTGCGGCGATTGCGGTTGTTCCCGACCCAATACAGTTATCTAGTACGACGTCACCTTCGTTTGTGTACGTTTTGATTAGGTACTCGAAAAGCGCAACAGGCTTTTGTGTCGGATGTAATCTTTTGTTATTACCGTTACTATACTCAACAACAGTGTCGGGATATCTTTCCCCTTTGTTGACGATTGGTTGCCGTTTAACCACCGATTTTTCACCTACGAAATTATTTCTTTCCCCGTCATTACGGTTGTCGATGTAAGGCTCGCCATCTCTCATTATCGGGTTATACGTCGGTTGTTTTTTATAGAACAACACAACGTTCTCATGGCGTTTTAGAGGCTGTTTCTTCGCTAATGCAAAGTTAGACGCTACCGTCTTTTTCCATATTATTTCATAACGGAATAAACTAGGATTACTCATAATGAGCGCACTCGTAAACGGCTGACTTGCCGTAAGAACAATCGCCCCATTCGGCTTTATGATCCTTTCGTATTCGACCCACAACGGTTCAAACGGAATAATCGTATCCCACTTACAAGCGGTGGTCCCATACGGTAAATCGCACAATATCATATCGACCGACTTATCCGGTATCCGCGTCATAACGTCCAAGCAATCGCCCTGTGTTACTACGTTCAATAGTCCGTTATATTCCATCACGTAATCGCATCCCCTTCCGTAAAATCTTCCGCCTTCAATTCCCCTTCGCGCCACGCCCATGACTCGTATATTGCGTCGAGACTTACCGTTGCAGCGTCTAAATGCGTACTCACGACGTCTTGCCCGACGCCCATTCGCTCACCCGCGGCCTTCTGCGTCAAGTCCTCTACGTACACTAGCCGTAGCGCCTCGGACTGCCTAGCGGTCAAGTTAGCGCGTTTAACGGCGTCTGCAAAGTCGACTAGCGTATCCGAGGCGTTGGTGTCGCCTACGTAACGGCGCTCGTTTAGTGCGTGTAGGTTGCGTAGTATTGCGCGTGCTTGGCTTGTCTGCGTCAATTAGGCGTCCTCCTTCGTGGTAAGTAAGCGACTTACATCGGTCATAATGTCGCCGAACTCTTTCGCTACAAACTCTCGCGCTTTCTCGTCGTTTTGTATGTCATCGTCCGTTGGCAGCCAGTTAAAATGACGCCCACAAACGTAGTTAATCTTATTAAGCGTTTCGAGGTCTTTAAACCAAACGTGTACCGTGCCTTTTTTAAACATCTTAAAGCGCAATACATCGTTTTCGAAATCACCCATCGCAAGCATTTCAAACTCGTTGTTAACCTCACGGAATGGCTTAAATGCCTTTAATAAGTCAAGAATGAATTCTTTGGTACGGTAGTCCACACTCTTAAAACTTTTATCGCGTGATCCCATATCCCAATCGCCAAACGGACTGAAAAACGGATAAATAACTTTTTTACCGATTTTGTACGCCTCATTCGTATTCCACCCGTTGTAGTAATGGATATTATCTGAATAATCCCTACGGCTAAATGACGTTATCTTTTCGAACATACTCACAACGCTACTGACTAGCATATCGGAGGAGTTCGCCACGATCGCGTGTAGAAGCATGTATACGTTAGTCATATTAATTTCTAATTCCGCCGATGCTTCGATTTGACGACTTAACTTATCGCGTGCTTGAGTCGTTAATTTCTGCATGAATTCATCTGTACGAAGAATTAACGTCCAGTACGTAGTGCGTAAACGTTGTAATTCCTCTTCATACTCCACATCTACGCCATCGCGTGGTGTGTATAATTTACCGCCATTTACGTTTGAGATGTATTCGAGAAACCTTAACTTCTGTATTTGCGTATGGTAAGCATCCCGCGTTAACTGCGACGCCTGCTCATATTCGCAGACTAGGCGCGTTATATCATCGACACGGTCTTGTACTTCGTGATATTTAACAAACGTACTTAGTGCCGTAGAGATATCGCCGGTTTGTGTGGAGGTGCTTTTTGTTTCCTTTACTGCGTCAACAGTACGTCGATACAATTCCTCGCTACTATCATCGCGTGTCATCTTAATATAGACGAGTGCGACCTCTACATTAGTCTTACGTTCCGCCGTACTAAACGCGTCACTAACGAACTCAATTCTTGCGTCGTATACGTCAAGCAGGCGCGCTAATTCCTTCCTACTCACACTAAACGGATTCTTAATTGTTTCGGCATTGATAATCGCATATATTTCGCAATCCTTCGTAATTTGTTTACTCGCAAGTCGGATAGCGTGTAATAAGTGCTTGTCATCGGCGCTGAACGGGGGATTCATGACAATGGCGTTATACTCCCGGTATGTTTCAAACGTAAGGAAATCCGACCACACGACCGTATGGCCAGCGCCCATTAAAAAGTTAGTTAATTGCGCATCATTTTCGATAGCGTCTATCTTAATCGTTTTTCCTCTCTTACGGATGTAGTCGATGATATTACCTTTGCCTGCGCTTGGTTCTAACACACGGCCTTTTATCGTAAAGCGATCAATGCCACTGAAACCTGCGAAATTACCCGTAACTCCTAGCGCAAGTAAGTCGCGAATTAGTTCGTCCGGTGTTGGATAGAAGTCTGCGTTAAACATTAATAATCGCTCCCTTACGTTTAATTTCGTTGCACATTGCGCATACTTGCGTCAAGACTACGTCTGTAGTATACTTACGTCATATATAATTACACGGAGGTTCATCGCCATGCCAAACGCAGCAACTAACGCAGCTACCGCTTCACTACTAACCGGATTCGAATTCGTACCATCCGACGGCTTGCCCGTAATCACACTCGATAAGCACCGCCGTTTCTACTTGAACGCTGCCTTACGTAGTTTCATCGGCGTACAAGCGTATGATCGCATTGCCCTAGCGTATAGTCCGGTAGACCAAGCGCTCGCAGTCGTCAAGCCTGGCGCTAACATAGCCGAAGCTGACAACGCCTATTATTCGGTGGACGGTCGCCATTACATTAGCGCGCGGAAGTTCTTGCAGCGTTATCCGATTGGGCTTGAAAGTGCTCCGTTGTTCTTCGAGTATGATCGAGGAGGCAGTGACGGAAATGTTTTCATCTTCCGCTTAAAAGCGTGACTAGACGCTCAACCTCCGCAACCAAGTCGGGATAGGCACCGTCGTTTGTCAACTCGTAATCAACGTCGAATGTATCGATTTCCAACTCGGTCGGATGCGTAAGGTCCTCGTAGTCAAATACGTCCTTGCTACGTTGCGCCCTCGCTATGCGGACGTCATCTGATGCAGTTACGCGGACTATCGTAAAGCCGTTATTACGTGCCCAAGCGATTTCATTAGCCTGTCTCGCATCGGTAATGACGACACCTTTTGTGCTGCGTTGTTCGAGCGCATAGTCCACTCGTTTCTGCGCGTGCTTTATCCAAACGTCAGGATCATATTCGCGCATAACGTTCATGAACTGATATAGCGCTCGTGGCTTCGGTTCTCTCGGCACGTCAGGGAATATCCGATGCGCAGCGTCCTTTAAGGCGTGTCCGAACGCAATAGGCGTAGCGAAACCGTGGTCGACGGATAATAGCGTTGCGGTCGAATCCTTGCCTGCTCTCATTTTCGCCGTTAGACATATACGTAGAATTCCATCGCTATTAACCACGGTCAGCCACCGCCTTATACAATTCGTTAATCTCATACGCTTGCTCTTTTATCGTCCGCTCAGCTTCGTAAATTCTGCGTGAGATATTCGCTAGTAATTCGATGACTGTCGGCGATGCTTCTACGGGTGTGGGTTCGGTAACGGAGTTTACACACTCGTACGAGCAATAAGAACCGCTGTCACGATGGCTACCTAACGCCATTTCTCCGAGTTGCTTTCCGCAAGCGCTACAGTAATATTTGGATGGCTCCGTTACGATTTCGAATTTATCGAAATCCTCTTGCATAATTACGGATTCATCTTCGTCAGAATCATCGATAAAACACGCTACATCATAGTCGTGAGACGTAATTTCGTAAATAGTACCGTACGTCACGTCCTTATTAACTGCGCCTTTTCCTCCGATGTACTTAACCTTATCGCCAACTTTCGGCATCTGTTTTAACGTCATCCTCAATCGCTCCCTCTCCGTATTACTTCGATTTCCACCGCTTGCCTACCTAACGTCATTGCTTCCGCACGGCTTGCGACTAATATGTCGATACGATTTCCGCGTATTGCTCCGCCAGTATCAAGTGCCTGTGCCTTGAACGTCGTGCCGTCCGCTAGTGTTACCGTTACAATCGAATACATCGGCACTACTGTCGGATCGGTCGCTATTACACGTAAGCCGTCCGACGTGTAAATCGACTTCTTAGCGTTGTGACCTGCGAATGTTATTCCGCTACATCCTTCGCAATAAGGCGTGTACCAAGTGGCTTCGTAAGTTTCCGTAGTGGCTACCGACTCAGGTTCCGCTACTACGACCGGGGCTGGCTCGGCGATTGGCACCGGCTCAGCTATCGCCTTTTCCGCATATACATTTCCGCTGACTACGTGCATGAGTACGATTAGTGACGTGATTATTCCGATAGAATCGCCCCTTTCGTTAACGCGTCTATGCTAACGGGGAAATGCGGTTTAACGAGTTCGAGTACCGCTTTTGCATACGCTTGTATTTCGACTTGGCTATCGTGTGCTAGGCGTTGGTTAATGAAATGACATACGGATTGTATCGATGCCGTCCAATAATATCGGATATATAATCCGTACGCGTTCAGATATAACCTCGCTTGCTCAGCGCATATTCCAGCGGACAACGCCCATTCGTAGTTAGCTACGCCACGTTCGCAATCATCTAATAGACGCTCAAACGCCTCTGTTCCTATTTCTAGCGATACGATAGCGCCTGAGCCTTGCTTACTATTCTCCGGTGCGCTACGCCACTCGTTAGGCTTCGGAATGTAAAACGATGGTTCCTCCGTCACGTATCTGCGGCTAGACTCATTCCAAGCCGTCATATTGTCACCGGTTGCTTCGAGGATGGACGAGCCTACGATGTATTTAAAATGCTGACGCGCTACCATTAACGGAGCATTGAATTCGAATTGTGCGATAACGTGACGAAAGGGGCTGGTATGATTTTCACGGGCTAGGAACGCTATTAACCGCTTGTCCCCTTCCGATAATACTTCCGACTTCTTCGAATAACTAACGCGGGCGGCGTTTGCTACGGATAAGTCACCGCCCATTATGTCGTGGATCATTACGTAACCCTTGTCGTCCAATACGTCTACTTTGCGTTCAATTTGCGTCAATTAATTGTCCTCCTTTAAGTCGCTTTCCTTAACGAAAACGCCATCAATCATCCTACCTCGTCTATCTTTAATTTCGTCGTAAGCTACGTCGATACATTCTTCGATAGTGAATCCTAGTTGCTGCGACATTATCGTAAGAACTACGTACATATCTCCTATCGCGTCTTTAGTAAGTGCTAAATTACCCTTCGCCAGCCCTTCGAATAACTCTCCGAACTCCTCGCCTAATTTTAGTGCCTGTTTGTTAGGATCAGCGGTGTGTAAGTTACGGTCAATCGACCACTGGCGTATTAATTCCGTCTTTGTCTGTAACGGTTGATTCGGCTGTATCGACGTCACCGGCTTACCTTCGAAGAAAAGCTCGATTTCGTTTTGTTTAGGTCTCATCATTCCGATTCCTCCGTTTCAATTTCATCTTCGTAATATTCCTCCGCAGGCTCATACGCAAAGCCTATCGCATGAGTGTTCGAAGGTTCCGCTAACAACGGATTGACCGATAGCTGAATATCGATATCACCGTCGCCAATTTCGTCGAAGAAGGCGCGTAGCTTAACGCCCATGCCTTCGAGTTCATCTGCGTTGTTGACGTTGATGCCTACTGTGTAGTTACGTGCGTTTATGAGTGCCGCCATTTGTAACGCCTCCTTCGTTAGTTATATCGTTTGGGACGGGTGAGTTCGGAGTAGTTGACGCAGTTTTTACCACGTTAATTTATCGGCGTGCTGCGAAATCGGACCGCGGAAATTCGTATGCAACTCGCAAACTTGTGCGTAAGGTTCATGGCGGAAGTGTTCGAGATACGGTAGGAATCCGCTTTTCTCCGGGTCAGCTAAATCGTTTTGGCCGTCGTGTCCGATTAAGATTACGTGAACATCGCTGTGGACTCGCGTCAACACTTTCTTTAGCTCCCCTCTCGTTAGGTTTTGACATTCGTCCACTATTAACGTGGCGTTCTTGATGTTGACGCCTCGCATGAATACGTGTGACTTAGCGGTTACCCAAGCGCCTGCGTTCATGAAGTCGGGGTTACTATCGCGATGTAGCGCAAGCCTCGGATCTTCGCGGATTTCATTCAGCGCATCGAGTAAGGGCGTAATATACTTCGCTTCCTTTTCCTCGACGTCACCAGGCGTAAAGCCTAGCGAACCTTCCTCGACTGGCGAGAACGTATAGTACAATGGTTTATTCAGCATCTTCGCTACGGCTACCGCTAACGTCGTCTTGCCCGTACCGGCTTTCGCATTGACTACGGTCATTTGATTATCGAAGATTGAATCGACATAGATACGTTGTTCCTCAGTCAAGCGCGGTGCATATCCGAATAGTAAGCTGTCTTTTGGTAACGGCATATTAATCGTCCTCCCTTTCGTCTGGTTCGAATGGAAATGCGTTGTCATCTACGGTAGCACCGCGAGGGTAAGACGGTGTAGGTACCGCCATGCCCTTCGGATAGCCCGTTAGTCTTACGTAAGTGATGTCGGGATGCTCTAGCGATATTGCGTCGTCCGTCAAGTTAATCGCCTACTTTCCGTAAAGTTACGATTTTCCCATTCTGCGATATGATTTCGTAGCCTTGTTCGTACACTTCGTTAAAATCCGTTACCACGGCTTCGTAAGTTACTTCGATACCTACTACGAATATAAGTAATGCGGAGAAGCCTCCGAATACTACTGCGTACCAAAGCGCTCCCCATTCCTTCGTCCATAATATTATCGCAAGAATGAAAACGGTAATAACCGTAGTAATTCCTCCTAATATTATCGGAAAATAGTCCGTATTAGTCGCTAATATTTCCATCCGAACATTCCTCCGTTTCTCATCGTATCGGGCAGATACCGCCTTCGCAGCCGTCTAGTCCGTCAAGATCGTATTCGCCAGTCGTTTCGAATTGAGTTAGAATCGCAGGGTCAAACTTCGATAACTTGGCGCTCATTTCTTCGTACTGTTCCTCCGTAATCGCTTCGTACGGTGCTAATTGATACGTACCTCCGTCATGCGCTAGGAAACTAACTCCTACGTAGTCGTCCCATCCGTGATATACGATTTCTTCTACGGTAGCCCATTCGTCAGGTCGTACGTGTATCGTGTTAGACGAGTTATGTTCGGTGTACTCCGACTGGAATCGGAAGTAGGTATCGAATTGTTCGCCTACATAAACGTCGTCCTTCGTCACTTGTGCGCCACTTGCTACGGGGAAGTCGATAACTAGCGTACGTGCTTTCGATATATCACCGTTAGGCGTGCCGACTTCAGCGTGTACTTGCCATCCGATGGACTGTACCGCCTTAGCTAACGGGTCTGTTGCGTTGATTCGTATGCGTCGGATATAGTACGGTGAGTGCGAGTAATGAAGTCCGCTTGATACACCGCCAGCTACTTGCGAGATTGTTCCTTCCGGCTTAACCGTCGTTACCAATAACGGTGAACTCACACGCATTTCCTTCGCATAGTTGTCGGCTTCTTCACGGGCAGTATCACCGAGGATTTTAAGTAACTCCGCTTCCTCTTGCTCCGTATAATCGATCATGGCGAACGCATCCTTTACGCCTGTTAACGATGTGCCTAGTAGTCTGTCGCGTTGTTGAACATCGTTCCAATGCGGAATCTCTAACGTCGCTAATGTCATACGTAATCCCGCACGGACTGACATACGTTGTGCTTCGATTAGACCGTGGACGTCTATCGCTAATTGTCCGTTGAAGTCCTTAATGAACTGCGCTAGATTGACCGTCGTTAAGTTACATACTCCGTAGCTATCGAGCAATATTTCGGCACATGGATTTAAGCCCTCTGCGTTAGGTCTGCGTCTACGCGCTTCTTCGAGGTTGATTAGACCCGGCTCGCCCTCCGCTTGCATAACTTCGAACAGAAGATTTAATTGTTCGCGGGATGGCTTCTTTTCAAACGCTACCGAGTTGTTCGACATTCTGCGATGATGTAACGGCCGTGCTTCGCTGTCCATCGTTGGTAACGCTTCGAGGAAGTCAGCCGTTTTGTCCTCGCCTAGATTACGTAATGCTGCGATAACCTTAGCGTGCTGTTCTTCGTTCCATATACCGTTGATTCCGTACTTAGCGAACATTGACTCGTAATCGTCGGCGTCCAGCAGGAAGATTTCAGCGGTACGTCTTACGCCACCAACTACGACGTTGTTCCCGATTAGATTGCCGATGTCGAGAATATGGACGGGACGCACCTTTTTATAACCGTTGCCTGCGTCATCTAGCGGAGCTAAAGACGGATCGATTTCATTACGGAATACTTTCGAGATACCTTCGAACATATCACGTAGAGGTTCGTATCCTGACGCAGTACCGCCGAATGTTGACAACCTTGCGCCATTTGGTCGAATGTAATCGTAGAATATACCGATACGTTCGATAGATTCGTATTCTCTTTCGGTGTGCAATCGGAGGAATGTACGTAAAGCATCGACCCAACCTTCTTTCGAATCACCTACGTGGATTACCGCTTTCTTACCTTCCTCGATAACGAATAGCGATGTGTCCGGTTGTTTTACGAGTGGATAACGTTGGACGAACGGTTCGTGTACTATTTCGATATTATCGCGAATCGGTAACATCCCATTAGCGAATAGTTTCGTAGATTTGAAACCAACGCCTGTCCCTACGAGTAATAAGTAGAACAAGTCGCCGAGGTCGTCCCAACTACGAATATTAACGAAGCTGCAGTTGAAATTGGAAAGCGGATATTTCTCGGCCACTCCGCCGTCAGCACCGCCAACCCAAAGTGTCCTGCCCGATAGGAACTGGCGGAGGTTGAACATATTATCGAAGAAGTCCTCGGCTTCCTTGCGGAACTTTGCTGTATCTACTTCATAGCCGATATTTTCGATATGCTTAACGCCAAGTCCTACGTTGTACTCCGTAGCCCGTCTACACGTTTCTTTCCACGTTTCACGTCGTCCGTGTTCCGGTAAGAATCGTGAGTATGTTCGGTAGTATACGAACTGTCCTAGCGCGTTCATATGCGATGGAAAGTCAGGGTATTTGTCGATAAAATCATCCGTTAGTAGTTTCGTTGTCATTGTCTGCGTCACTCAATCGCTCCCTTTCGATGTTTGCTATCGCTACGTCCGTCTCGGCTATCAACCGTTCAATCTCCGCAACGTGCGCCTGTGCCCGTTTCAAATCGTACTGCAGCTCGCCTTTGCGCTCCTTTAATTGCGTATGGAAGCGTCCTAAATCGTAGTTCATCGTATCAAGCCTCCGAATAGTAAATCGAGGTAGTAAACGTAGAGGACGATAAATACGCCCATGACGATTGCTGTAGCGACAATAATCGCTGTGTCTATGATGATTCGCTTCAACTACGTCACTCCTTCCGTATACTATAGAAGGGGACGCGCTATGCCCGTTTTGCAACATCGATAGCCCCTTCGTGTATTAATTTCGCTAATCCTACCGCACATGCGTCGGACTCGTCGTCGCAGGCAAACTCGCCAGTGAAGCCGGTCCAACTACGTACGGCATCCGCAACCTCGTCCTTAGTTGCGACTCCTTTTCCGACGACTATTAGCTTTACCTCGGACTGTGACATGCCGTGCTTCGTTTTCTTACGTCCGCTTTTTAGTATTGTCGTATGCTTATCGAAGGCTAGTCCGAACTTATGCGCAGCTAACTCCGTTCCTGTCCACGCAGCGAATACCGGATAGTTTTGCGCCGATGACATGCCGTGGAAGTCCTCGCGTACTACGTAGTCGAAGCCCTTCGCAATGTGCTCGGCGATGAATAACGTCGCCCACGATTCAACGATGTCAGCGCGGAGGGCGTACGAGGCTTTACCGTCCGGCTTGACATGGGACATTGCGGTGATGATCGGCTTGCCTCGTTTGTCAACGGTAATTATCGCAACGCCTGGCGATGTTAGCGACGTGTCGAACGCCAAGACACGCATCAATATTGAGCCTCGGAGTCGACGGTTATTTTGGAATTATTTGCGATACCGGAACGGAGTTGGCATTCGTTTCTGTGGTTCTCTATTTTTTCTACGATAGTAAATATATCGCCAATATAAAACGGACCGTCTGCTGCTTCCAACCAATCCTTCGCACTCTCTACGACCATCCCTACGACAACCTCCGTAGGCTTCACGGCGTATTCGAACTCGCTTACGTCTAGCCCTAACGCACGACCTAGCGCAATAGCCTTGCCGATGTCTGCGTTGAATACGTCGTCAGGTGCACATTTTGCGATACCTTTTGCGTAAATCGTATTAGTCACTCTGCCTCGTATAATTGCGACAACTGTGCGCTTTTCCTGATTAATTACGAATTCCGTTTGAGTTATATATCTACTCAAAACGTCGTTTCCTTCTGCGCTAAAGATGTCCTTCTGTTTACGTTGTGTTTCCGTTATAAACGACTTCGCACGCTCGATTATGGCTTTACGTTGTTCGTTAGGCGTCGGGTAATGCGTTAGCAAGTGCTTCGGCTTCTTCCGTTTTTTGAGTGTCTGTAACTCCGCATGTAACTCGGCTACTTGCGATTCTAGTGCGGTAATGCGTTCGTTGGTGGACGGCGATTCTTCGACTAATTCGATGTAAGGAAGTTCATGTGACGCAATATACAGATACTGGTCGTCAGGCACTCGATTGGTACGTATTCCACCGGCATTATTAACGTACCTAACTTCAAATACGTCTTGCTCCGTTTCATTGAGATACGTCTCAACTTTACTTATGTCTACAATTCGCACCTTATCGCCTACTTTAAACTTCGTCATCATTGACCGCCTCCATTTCTAGTTTTCGTACGTGTAACCGTTATAAACTCGAACGCTGCGCTATAATCTCGTTTGACTCTATCGGGCAGGCTCGACTTGACCACCGCGCTAACTTGCGTCTTGATTGCGCTATACTCATCGTCTGTCAACGATAAAGCACACGCTGTCTTGAAGTTGTTGAACGTCCAATTATCGAGGTCCATCGGAGGTGGCGTCGACTCTCGTACGCTATGT